CGGACCCCAGGGAGCAACTGGAACCCAAGGAGCAACTGGAACCCAAGGAGCAACTGGAACCCAAGGAGCAACGGGAGAGCAAGGAGCTACTGGTCCGCAAGGAGCTACTGGTCCGCAAGGAGCAACGGGACCCACCGGACCTAACACGGTTACTACATCCACGACCACTAACATTACAGGCCTACTCAAAGGTAACGGCAGTGTAGTCTCTGCCGCAACCGCAGGAACCGACTACGCTGCTGCCGCGCACACCCACACAGGCGATACTCTTGGAGCAGTCGAAAAGATTCAGTTCGATACGACCCCTGCTGGTCTTGCTACAACCGTAGGTGACCTGATCTGGAACGTGGGCGAAGAGACTCTCGATCTCCAGCTAGACGGGTTCGTGATGCACACCGGACAGCACCTGATCTACCACGCTCAGAACAGCACCGGGGATACTATCGCAAAGGGTGCGCCCGTTATGTTCGCCGGAACGAACGGAGGTAGTGGGAAACTGCTCATCAAGCCTTGGGACGGGACTGGCCCAGCGACTCTGTTCATGGGCATCACCGCAGAAGAGTTCACAAACGGTCACCAAGGTTCCGTAGTCGCTTTCGGAAAAGTTAGAGACATCCAAACCAACGGGGATAACTATGGTGCGCAAGACTGGGATAACGGCGCGATTATCTACGCCGGGACAAATGCGGTAAAACTGACTAATGTCAAGCCTTCCGCGCCTAATCCCATTGTTGAGGTGATGGCTGTGATCCGCGCCCACGCATCGGCTGGTATTGTCTTCGTTCGTCCGAATTATATCACTGGGGATGTTTTAGGACCATCAAGCGTAGCCGACAACGCTATCGCTCGGTTCGACGGAACGACCGGAAAGCTCATCCAGACTGGCGGTATCACGATTGCTGACAATGCTACAGGGAGTCTTTCTGGAACGAACTCTGGAGATGTTACCCTCGCGGGGACTCCAGCATACCTGACTATTGCGAACCAAGTTATCACGCGCAACCAAGTCAACCTGACCGCAGCTTCCGCGCACGTTACAGGGACACTCCCTGTCGCGAACGGTGGCACGGGGCAAAATGCCCTCTCGGCTATCGATGCAGCGGACTTCGGAGCTGGTGCTGCTGTAGCTAACGCCGTCTTAACATCCGACGGGGCGGGAGGCGCTCAGTGGCAGCTTGGTTCCGGGGCCATTGAAAACTACATACGGACGAATACCTTTACAACATCAACAGCTACTCTTGCAAATGTCACACCTTTTGCGGTAAATGTTTCACCAAACGAAAAAGTTTTAATTGAAATCGTAGGAGTAAAAAGCACAAACGCAAGTATCGAGGGAATGCGTATCGCGTTTACAGGTCCGGCCAATACGGTTTCTGTGATGTATTTTCTCGAAGCGTGGGTTTCGACAACTGGCGCAAGGATAACAAGCCAAGCAACATCGTTTGCTACTGCGGTGGTCGATGCTTCGGGCAACACAAGCGCCTTTCCATTCCGCGTTGTTTGCATTGTAGAAGTTGGCCCGGACGAGGGAGGAACTATTCAATTCCAAGTTGGGACTGAAAATACCTCTGGGGGGAGTGTTACGATCTCTGGTGGAGCTTTTATGCGCGTTTATCGCATCTAATAATCTATGATCACAGTTCACGACATTCTCTTTTTTACCTTTCCAAATCGCGGAGGTTGGATCGTTGATGGTGATCTGATCACCGCAGGGGATGGTGGCCCTGTCCCTCCAATGGAAGAGATTGAAGCTGCCCGACCTGCGGCTGAGATCGCCCACGCGGCACACTTAGCGGCGACGACCCTCGCAAATAAACGGGCAAACTTGATCCTTACCCGCGCCCAGTTCGGTGAGATGCTAATCCGCCGAGGTATAAAATCTTCTGTCCTCGCAGCTATCGCGGCTATCCAAGACCCTACTACTCGAGAGATTATGGCCGAGTGGTTTGAATATGCACCGACCGTGCGTCGAACTTCCCCGAAAGTCGAGGCGATCCGGCAGCAACTCCTCATCGACGCAGACGACGTAGACGACTGGTTCACCGAAGCAATGACTTACGAGTGATTTGACTTTTGCTCTACAACAAAATAAGGTGGGGGGCATGGTAGCCCCTTCTGCGTTTGTTGATCCATCTTGTTATATCTCTGAGGCCGCCACGGTGTGGCACTTCACGGTGGTGCTTGCAGACGTGACTGTTTTACGGAACACGGTCATCGGCTCTCGTGTCGAAGTGGGGCGAGGGTCCTTTATTGGGCAAGACTCTCGTATCGGTTCTGGCACTTTTCTTCCCGCGAACAGTGCGATTGGCTCTCGGGTGTTCATCGGCCCGAACGTCACGTTTACCGATGATCGGTATCCAGTTGCAGGAAACGTTGGTTACCACGCGGAACCCCCGATCATTGAAAACGATGTTTCGATTGGGGCCGGAGCGGTGGTTCTCCCAGGCGTGCGCATAGGGGCTGGAGCCCGCATCGGGGCCGGGGCGATCGTTACACGTGATGTTCCCCCTGGGACGCTGATTCGTAGTGACCCTGCCCGTCAGCGTAGCGAAGGTGGACGCTCACCGGAACCGTCTGTCGCGGCCGAGAAAGTCGAAATTACAAAAGCATGAAAATCTCTGCCACCATTATCTGCAAGAACGAGGCAGATCACATTATTGATTGTGTGAGATCTCTCCAAGACGTAGACGAGATCATCGTGTGCGACACAGGATCAACGGATGACACACTCCTTCTCGTGAACGGTCTCAACGATGAGCGTATCCGTTTGGCCTACCACGAATGGGGGGATCACTTCGCTGAAGCTCGAAATGCCGCTCTCGCCAACGCTACTGGGGATTGGTGTATAGTCATCGACGCTGACGAAGAACTCGCTCCGGGAGCTATCGCGGCTCTCCGAAAAGCGATTCGGGAAAACCCAACGGCCCAGACTTTTCGTTTCAAGTGCATTGCCAAGCACAGCCCAAGTAACATCCACGAAATGGTAAGAGCACACCTCAGATGCCCGGACATCTACTGGACCGGGAGGATTCACGAGACGCTAAATCACGACTCCCATGTTCTCGCCAATGGGGCAACCCTGATCTATGGATACTCCTCCGCGCACGCGAACGACCCTGACCGGGCACTGAGGCTCCTTAGTCTCGACTACGACGAGCAGTGGGCAACGCCTTCTGGCCCTACCAGGAGAACGCTGTATTACCTGGCCCGCGAATGGTATTACCGAAAAGAATGGGCTAAAGCGGCGGAACTATTTGAGGACCGTGCCCAGTCTATTGGTTACCGAGCTGAGTGCGGTGACGCTCTCCTTTACTTGGCGCGGTGCTACTGGCAAATGCGGCAGGGAGATAAAGCCAGAGAAGCTGCGGTTCGGTCGTTACTGATGGTCCCCGACTGCCGGGAGACCTACGAGTTCCTTGCAGAGATGAGCTACCCGGAACAGGCGAGCGCGTGGAACCGAGTTGCGCTCGCGGCTACGAACACAGGCGTGTTGTTTGTGCGTTCCCCAAGTCCTTCTCAGGAACTGTAGCTCCGCTACGCAATAACACACCAGGACGTGTTATAAATTCTTGTACGTGGCTAAGTAGCTACGCTACAAAGTTCTTTTTATTTATGTAGTAGGGGGTACGAAAACTTGTTCGACGTGCGGGACATCCTGGTAGTAGGTAGCGACGAGTTGCCGCATGTCCGCAATGTTAGCCGTCACACTAGAGTCGCTTACTACTACACCCCCAACGAATTGCCGCAGCTCCATTTGTAAGTCTGTAGAGTCAACCTCTACTAGATCTGAAAGTTTAAGTTCGAAGACCTGCCTGTTGAGATCTTCTTTCATGAACTCGTGGGTTTTATTAAATGGGATCTGCGACAGCAACCCATCCAGGGCATTATAAGTCGGAGTTCTTATATTCCATTCTATGCCCAGCGCACGCTCGATGACCCGCTTCCCTTCTTTACTCAGGATACAAGTCGGGTCCACGCTACGATGGTATTCGAATGTCACGTTCTCCCCGGTGAGCATCCAGTCCAAACATTCATGTAAGACTGCACGTAAAGTCTGTCCCATTAAGTCGTAAACATCCGACGAGTAAGTGTCCACTGCACTCCATCCGCGCTCGGATAACATGAATACCCCCTGCTTGATGTTTTTTATTTTGGGGTATTCACACCCAGTACCGTAGGAAGGAAATCCTTGAAGATCCACGCCACGCAGCCATTGCGATTCGTTAAAATGAATTGGAGTTTTTTGTCCTATAGCGGCAAACATATTTCTAAGCAATGTTTCGGATGCCACTTCTCTCAGAACTGCCACCGGCATCACCGGTATATTATGAAAGTTTCTGAAAATAACTGCTATGATCTGCGCGATCATGTGCTGCCCGTCTAAAGGTAGTTGTGTGTGAACTTTTCTCACAGGGGCTTCCTCGGGGTCATAATGACTCAGGATAGGATTCCCTGGATGGAATACCATCCGGGCGTAGCGCACACCGTCCTCATCTGCCACCCACGAGGGGCCGAAGAAAGTCTTACGATCGGGAGTCCAACCCAAACTAGTAATGCCTTCTGCGATTGGAAGTTTACCACATACTTTCTTGAACGCCCGCATGAGCATGCCTACGCGGCGCCCACTGGTTTCGTGCATTACAGGAATAGGAATTTGTTTCCGCTCATGATCCGTGATGAGGTTTTTAGGAAACTGCTGCAAACTCTTTTCCAACTGTCGTGGTTGGTGTAACGACTGATGCGGAAGCAGCATCGGTACGGTGTACTGGGAGTTCACTAGATTCACATCGTAATACACGTCAGGACTTCCGTAGAATCGGATGCTTCGTTTGAACTCGACCACGAAATTACTGATGCTAGTATCCACTCCTTTGCGAGAGTGCATGTATCCGTCCTCTGTCTGGATAAGCTTGTCTTCACCCTCAACATCCAAGACTTTGTGCTTTAGATGGGCAACTACTCCCCGCGTTAGTTCATGATGTCCTGCTGCTGACAGTTTCACCTTGAGCGCTTCTGAAGCAGAATCGTAAAGTTGAAGCAAATCAATAAGTTGCAAGGTTTCCTGGGTAAATCCCGCGCTCAATAGCGTGTCATAAACAACGTCGACAATGCGTTGAACTATCGGCAAGTCTTCCGATAGCCCGGGACCATTACTCAGCCGGAGATCCATGTCTCTGCCGAGATTGAGAAGCGTTGTCCACTTATTATGTCCACGTTTCTTGTTTTCGATATAAGTAGCCTGGGCGGGCATCCAATTTATCGAGACTTCACTGCTCTTGTACAGGAATCCTAGGGCCACGTTTGTAGGTGCTGAGTTGGAAAATTCCAAATTTTGCTTGGCCAACCCAACGTAGCTGGGCACTAAGTGATACTTATTTGTATACGGTCCCGCTTGTAGTAGACCTGAAAACTGATACTTAGAAGGCTCTACTTCAAAAATTTGAGGCGAGTCATCCTCAAACCTAGACTTGTATAATAGCGCACCTAACGTGTGGTGATTGGTAAAGTAAGGAATTATGAAAGGCCGGGAGTTGCGATTGAGGTTGGGCAACCTCCTTACGCCTTGCTCCGTAAGAAATTCCTCCCAAGCATCTTGCATAGATTCCCAAATCGGGAAAATTAAATACGGGCTCTTTGTGAAAAGATCTTCCCCCAAGCCTGCCCGCAGATGGTTACGCAAATCGCAATCATATTTAGTGGCGGGTACGTGACGCGCAATGCGCAGAAAGAACTCTAAAATATTACGACGTTTCTGTAAATGCCCTGCTACCGCTCGCTGAATCTTAGGTTCTCTGAGATATGCGTGACTGTGAAAGCGTTCGGGAAACATTTCCAGCAAGCGACTTACAGCCTCGTGGTAATCCGGCAGGTTTTGCTGGTAACGTAAAACGTCTACCACGCCCCCGGCCTTCAAATCACAATTCATGTTCTCACACAAAAAACCGTGGGGAAGTACAAATAAGCGGTTGTGACATACCGGACAATTTGTGGTATAGTTTTTCGTGTTCGTATCCTTAACAGGTTCGAACCCTAAACCAGCTACCAAATGTATAGAGGAACATGCTTGCTCCAAAGTTTCAACGTGAACGTTTCTCATACTGAGTTAAGCTTGACCATTCAATAAAGTTCAACGAAAATTGTAACATGGACAAGGACTTCGTGCGCGATAATAATCCGACAGCAATTTACTACGCAGATACCCAGGTAGGATTGCCTGAGTATGTCAAACAAGCAACGGTAATTACCCCAGAAGATCTGGATCGCCTGCATATCTCAGCATTTGCAGACCAGGCGCACCGCTTACATCCCGTGCACAATAAAGCCGCAGCACTGCTCAGCGCAATTTATCTAGCAGGTAATGGTCACACCGACGATAAAGTCTGGGAGCGGACCAAGCAAGCTTGCGCATTCCATCAAATCGAAAAAGACCTCGAAGCGATAGTTTCTGTCTTTAACCATACCAAGAGCGCCACAGAAGAGCCTCAGACGCAAGAGAAGTGGGCGGTGCAAATTCAGTGGAATGAAACAGAAGTAGGATCTTACTACCCGCTTAACAATGCGGAAGAGGTCAAAGAGGCGGCAGTCAATATTGACCAGGATTTCGCAGAAGATCGCATGCCTATTGATTTGTTTCGTACGGGGGCAATCAATATCATGAAAGCTGCGCACGAGAACGAAGTTCCTCTGTCTTCGATTCCTTGGACCGTGCAGCAAGCTGGAGAGCTTCGCTATCCCAATCCCGGTTACGCAGAGACTTTACTTTACACCCGCAAACTTGCTGGCGTTTCCGAAGAAGGTTTGGAGATCTACAAGCAATGCGCAAGCCTAGCAGCGGAAGCAGGTACGGACGAAGCAACGAAGCAGGCTGCAGACTTATGGTTGCTCCTGGACGAACAGCACGGTATCGACTATCGCAAGCAAGCCAACGGCATGCTGATTCCAAGTCCTTACGATTGCTTCTACACGGGCATGCGGCACCAAGACTTAGAGAAGATTGCCAACACGCACGTAGTGCTGCACGGCGTCATGATTCCTGCAGAGGAGTTTGTCGCTGCGGTTTACGACCAGGATGGGCAGTCGGTCAAGCAGGCAGTGCAACGCATGTTCTCCGACGAAGCTAACACGGCTATCGCATCCGTACTGGACGGAGTGGGGCATCTCATGCGCGAGAAATACGCAGCCACAGACTACAGTAATAGTTTGGCCGATCTCCCTGTGTGGCAGCAGAAAAGACTTTTAGAAATTGTGTTAAACAACGCAGTGTGATTTTAGAATGCGTTACCCATGGGACATACGTACGTCCGGAGATTTATTTTCGAACGTAAATACATCCGCGACCGTTTTACATGCGATGGTCTTGACAGCCTACGGCGATGAACTGTATGGCGACGAAGATACAGAAGCAATGGACCCGGTCGAACTGTGGGGACGTGTTCGAGAAGACTTCCGGGTAACGGTACCGGAAGAAAATGAAAACAAGTTGAATGCGCTGATGCTGGCTATCAGCACTGACGCATTCTACGACGATCCTGTAGCTTTCACTGCTATCTGCATGTCGCTTTCCCAGGGAGACCTTGGGGACCTTGTAGACGGTTTAATGGAAGACCTGACAGTACCGGAAATGCTTTGGGGAATTTACGAGGTCGAACTCAACAGAGACGACCAACCAGAGTTCGCCAAGGAAATATTAGCGGTAATTGATCAAACCGTGGCCGAGCAAGCCGAAGAACTAAATGTCGAAGAAACATCAGTCGTGCCTGCCTACGAACAGTATGTGGCCGAAGCCAGAGCCGAGATGTTCGAAGACATGCGTCTTTTAGGTATAGAAGAAGCAATTATACGGAAGCTTGCTTTGGTAGATTTGACTCCAGCTCACGATGAGAGCGGAATGATTGAACAAGAAAATGGACAACAACAAGAAGCCCAGTCGGCGCCGTCCTATCCGTCAAACGGAACGTTATATAGCTCAGTCCCAACGGCATGAAGCCGAAGTGCCAGTAGTGGCTTCCGGGGCTAAGACTGTTTCTATCCTTGATCTGCTTCAGAAGTACGGAAGCAAATTCAGCCCTTGATCAGTCCCCCCTGAGGCCAGCCCCCAAATAGGTCGCCGTCTCCGCCGCCCGAAAGAACCCCAAGGTTTCTTTGTACAGTAACTTCCAGCGCTTTATCGTGCATAATTGGATGCTTCATGTAAAGACGGGCGATGGCGTAGGCAAAATTAATGGCGTGGATGGTATCGTCAGGTTTAGCGCCGTGCCTTCTGTAAAGAAAGCCTGTGCGACCACCGGCGTTCTCAGAGGGAACACGATATAAGTTGAGGAAATCCATAAGGTGATCTTTGGCCTCCTCGAACGGGTAGCATAGAATATCTCCCTCACGCACCGCACGGAACAGCTCAGTGAGCGATTCTGTACGGTTAAGGCACCAGTGGTTATACAGCGCCGAGTTTGAGGGCTGTGCCAATGGTGCCGTGTTCGGAGCGGTATATTGGAATATCAGGTGCCTTTCTACATTGACACATCCGGATTCCCTCAGAAGCATGTTATAAGCACCACCAACGCCATAGTCCGATCCTATGGCGTTGCCTTCATAGCGTTTGTGATCCTCGGCAATTTGCGAAGATATGGATCTGTAATCCATACCGCTGTAGCGGCGCATAAAGAGCACATGCACTTTCCAGTCAGTAGTGATACCGAGGATGGCGTGAACTGTGTAGGAAACTTTGGTGCGGTCTGCAGGATTGTAATCAGATCCACCCCAGTCACACCCGCTGATGATATGGCGATAGTAGTTTGACTTAGCACGCTTCATTAGCGTCTCAGGAAGTTCCGGTAATGCACACATGCGCTGGATATCCTGAAGCGTTATTTCTCTCGCGCCCTCTTCAGTAGGGATACCAAGAACTTCCTGAAGAAATTTCTTGTGGTCATATTTTTTATATACTCGCCAGATTTCTCGCCATTTGACGATATCGTTCGCGTACTCAGGAATGATGATCTGTGGAATATGGAAACCAATTTGGTTTTCGTATTGCATAGACTGATTCGCATGTACGAAAGTACCGTCGGTCACGTCTAAGCGACGTCCAGTCCAGGGACAGGTAGGACCTTCCGGGCGAATGATCTTGAGTACTTCCTCCTCGTTACCACAGTTAATCCAGTTTTTACCATCGCCTGCGCGAATGTGCCACATGGCCATGCTGGATTCTTGATAACGGCATTCTAGCGGAGAATCGATAGTGGTACTGGTACCCGCATAAACTGTGGACGGCATTTTAGACGCCTTTTGCGTTTGTTCAATGTCCGGCTCCAGTTCCGGGTCCAGTAATTGGTACTCGTCGTATAGTAACTCATCCGAAGTTTTAGAACGAGCTTCCGCAGAGTCTGTAAGACATTTCACCAAAGTTATCGTGCTTCCATTATCAAGCTCTTTGTACTTTAGGTTATTCCTTAAGTCTGGATGCTTTCGAGATCCAAATCTAAACTCCCGCTCCATATCGCGTAAGCGGTTTGCATAGGTAGTCAAGAACTCCTGGTGCGGTGTAATGTAAAGACTTTTGTATTTTCTGATAATGTGGGCGTTCACCAGCTGCCTTGCGGCGATACTCGTCGATTTACCGATCTGACGAGAGGCACGGAAAACGATAAAGCCCCCAATTTGAAAGTAGAAAATTGCAAACGCATACGGACGATCTTGTAGGGTCAAGGGTGTCGCCTTGCTCACCGAAGGATGGAAATGCGGGAAGAAATAAGGAACTAGAAACCCAGGATTGTAGTGACAGTGCCTGTACACATCGATGGTGAGCTGATTAACGCGTTCCAAGGCGCTCGGACTTCCTTTACGCTCATTAAGATCAATTTCTGAAATGAGCTGGTCAAGTTTGTGGCGAAATGTACCGTTCGTTCTTGCTTCCCAGTTAATATCGATGTACATACAGGAGTGGCTGATTCAAATTCTCCAGTTAAGTACCTGGATGCACGGAGCGCAAATCAATTTCGCGCACCGAGACTGCGTCATGTCAAATGGTACAAGGATATGGTACCTGTAGAAACCAGTCAAGTGTTAGAAAATGAGCAACAACCCAACACCTCGTCGGAAGAAAAGCCAAGACGAACCGCACCAGCCAAAACTGTCAGAGACCGCTTTAACTCCTGAAAGGCTGGCGCTTTTTTTAGAGTTTCTAGAACAAGACGATTTGTCCTTGGTGTATGATATCCGCCTGCTAGGTGCAGACGGGGAGGTGTTCCAGATAAAAGGAAACTCCTCGTTCCCGGCCGCGATGCGCCAGGAAAATAAGTCTGTTATTCCTCAGCAGTTTCAAGAAGTCGTACAGAACAGCATGCTATTGCCTCTGTTCCGACGCTTCCACGATTACGTGCAAGAGAACGTACAAAATATTTTACCTCGTCCCCCGCTGCCCATGTTTGAGAGTGAACTCGGACTGGCATTGGATGTGGACCGAATGAACGAAGACGATGCCGCAGCAGATACACGCGCGGATCAGGGAGTTATACCCTGACCCCAACACTCACGACTTTATTTTATACACGGATGGGTCCGGTCACGCGGACGGGTATGGGGGTAGTGCTTGCCTGGTGCAAAGTAACTCCCATAAAAAACGCGCGATACATCTCGCGGCCTATTCCAATACGTCCACCGACAGGGCGGAGTTTGAAGGTTTACTAAATGGGTTACAGAGCATCGTAGAAATGATGCAATGGAAATCCCCTTCAGATTATGCTGCCTTAGAGCAGCGCCCTAGGAAGCTTACGGTTGGCTGGGTCACAGACCGGGAATCCCTGGCGCTTTCCGTATGGAGGCAAGAGGATGGTACCACGGTTTACCAGCGCAAGAAGCAAGGAGACCTGTGGGCAAGGTACGAATATTACGAAAAAATATTCTTGGTTACACCTTATGTGATCGCCCGCAACAGTACAACTACCCACGCTTACGTGGACAGGCTTGCTAGTGAGGCGAGAATTCTAATTAAAGAATACATGGAAATTTTACAAACAGAACAAGCGCATGGCGAATTGCAAGATACTACATACAGCGGACTGGCATCTACGTGATAGTCAGTATTCGACTGTAGCCAGAGGAGACGACTTCACAAAGGCGGCATTCAATGTACTGGACATTGCCATGGGGCATGGGGTAAATGCTATATGTAATTCTGGAGATATCCTGAACAACAAAAGACCAAGCTCCAAAAATATACGGGACTTGGTAGAAATCGACAGACGATTGCAGGAAGCAAAAATACCAATGTATGTGATCAGCGGAAACCACGATCTGGCCAGTCCTAGCTGGATCAGTCTGGTGGATGAGGAGACTAATGGTGCTCGCAGTGACAAGAAGATCTACGGGATTATCGATGCGGACGACAAGTTTCTCACCATACCCGGTACTGAAATAACATTGTACGGCGCCCCTTACAAAGGATCTAAATTGTTCAGAGACCAGCAGGCCAGTTGGCCTGAGGCGGATATATTGATGTCGCACGAATTGGTAAAGGAGTTTGCAGCTTTTCAAGCTTCAGAAGAATCCCTATCAATCGCAGACTATCCTTGCGATAAATACCAGGCCGTACTTCTTGGGGATATTCACACCAACGTTTACAGAATTGTTAACGGCACAGTAATCGGTTACCCGGGGTCTGTGGAGCTGTGTTCGAGTAACGAGAACATAGAGAAATATGTCACGTTGTTTGAGTTTGAGGACGGGAAGCTACAGGTTACATTGCCAGCACGTACACTTAGCATCGCTACTAGAGAAGCTAAGTTCTACCAAATACGGGACGACATTGCCCTGGACACTGCACTGCAGGATGTACAAAAATGCGTAAAGCAAGATCCTATTATTGTCGTGAAGTACGACAGAAGAATGGTGAACGTACCTATGGCTTTTATGACGGTCACCGCAGGCACTAAGTCTATTCTTCGATGCGCAGCATTCTCAGACGTAAACGCGAACAAGCTTCTTGGCTTAGGATCGGAAACGTTAGATGCAAACCACATAAAGTCTCCCGCTGACTTCGTGGAGAATTATATCGACCCAAAGACAGATCTATACACACTGGCAATGCGATTGGTGCATCCGGATGCGCCTCACAGGGATTTGCTAAGTGAGTATATAAACTCAAAAATAGAAATGCATGAGACTGACACGTTTGAAAGTTGAGAATTTCGGTAGGCATAAAGCCATCGATAAGGAAATAGATGTACCTGTGCTCGGGCTAATGGGGCCGAATGGTTCTGGGAAAAGTACGTTACTTTCAGCGGTTAAATTTTTGTTTACTAACGAATTAGAAGACAAGAATGAAACGTACGTGAGAAACACTTTTTCCGAAGAGCAGGGTACGCCCTCCTTTGCCAAAGTTACCGGATGGTTTCGTAAAGACGGCAAGGAGGGTGAGATCATGCGGCAAATTGGTTCCACCACTAAGCGGCACCTGAAATGGGACGGGGAGATTTACACGTCAGCAGCTGACGTGGAAGACAAACTCAAGGAAATATTTGAGGCAGACAAGGAAGCCAGGAGTAACGCCATATTCCCACCGCAAGGATCTCTGGACAAACTTATATTCGGTACACCAGCCGAACGAATGGAATTGTTCAGCAAATTGCTATTGGTGGGATATATGGGGAAAATATCCACGCTATGCGAAAAGCAAAGTGCCATACTTGGTACTATGGTACGTGACTATACTTCCTTGCATACAGAGGTAAAGGCGCAGCACGCAGCAGCAGAAGATACTTATGCGCAACTGGAAAACCAGAAGAACCAAAGCTATAACTGGAAGGCTGACAAAGAAGCCTTCGAAAGATACGCACAAATTCAAAACGCGGCCGTGTCTATTATTTCCCAGAAAAAAAATATAGATATCTCCGTCCAAGATAAAATCTTGTCCGCTAAGAAAATTACCAAAGATATTTCTTTAGCGTTGGGAGGTTCCGACGATGCACCTGAGCTAACATTCGAGGAGATAGAAGCAAAGGTTACCGACATCAAACAGCAAATTAACTCTGCGACTATTGATGTGTCGGAGTATAAGCGCATTGCTGAGATTTCCAGGAATATTCAGCATTTGAAAGAAAGAGAAGACTCTATCCTGAAAGATCTGAGCGATATACCTGAAGGAATAAATACTGCAGATATACAAAAAGATATAGCGGCGCTTAGACAAGATTTAGCCACGATGGAGCTGCACGAAAAAATGCAGGGCGAACTGCATATGTTTCATATGCCGATGCTGGCTAAAATAAAAGAAGCGCTGGCTAGCGGGGTCATAGACTTTGCGGTGGGAGTTCCAGAAATCGATCAAGTATTGAGTGGTAACCCAAAACTTCCAGATGCTCCTTCTGAGGCGCAAATGCAAGTTTACCTAGATTTCGAAGCTGCGGCAAATCAAGAAGTTGTAGCTTTGAAAGGACAGGCTACAGCGCTCCAAATCATTGTCAATATTGACGATCAGAATACAGGCTCGTGCCCGGTATGCGGTCAGTGTACATCAGGACATACGGAGGATTGGTCAGAAAAACTAGACCTAACCAACCGCATGCTGATTACAGCGCACTCTAAGCACCGAGCGGCAGCTCAGGCCCTACAAGTAATGCAGGGTAACATACAGCTGCGGGAGTCTGCGATAGCACGCCTGAACGTCATGTTGGTAGATAGACAAGAAGAAGTAATAAAAATTCAACAAGCATCGAGCCCCGTAGATTTACAAGCAATGGAAGCTATGCGTTTGAGAATGGCTTTACTTGTGGATCAGGAGAGAGAGCAATACCAGCTGCACCAAAAACAACAAATGCTAGTTGAAGAGCTTTCTAGAATTCAATCAGCTTTGAAAAACATACCTGTTTCGGATGCAGAGATTGCCGAAAGTCTATCCCCGGGAACTCTGCAGGTCACAGAGTTAAAATTAGAAGAGCTTCTTAGCACATACAAGAAAGTGAACCTAGGGCGAGATGATACCTACTTCCTAGACACAATATCCAGTATACACCTGGACGTATCTAAAATCGAAGCGCAGTCACAGCAGCTCCAAGATATTTATTTACAGCATGTCAATGATGCGAAAGTAGAAAGCGGCAACTTCACACCCCAGCTAAACGATCTCCTGAGTGAGCAATCAAACGACGCGTCAAGCGTCATAGAGATACTTACCCAAAACACGAATGCTTTCAACGAACTAACAGGTGCCGTGAGGCAAGCCAAAGAACACGCCGATCAACTGCAAATTCGTAGAAATGAAATAGAGTTGCAAATCGATCGTGACCAGCAACGGCAATTACTGATCGCAGAAATGCGTTCCTTAAAAGATGTTTTTGGGAAGAAGGGGATTCCTCAGACGTACGTCCAGTACATCTATGAGAATTTGCTGCCAGTTGCACAAGAAAACTTGAACATGCTTGGGGCGGACTTCGTTATCGCCGTAGACCCCGACGAGCCCGTGACATTGCGCTTCATGAAGCTCAATTCCGACGTCAGCGGCTGGATGCCCCAGAGTAAACTCTCCGGGGGGCAGAAGGTGCGGGTTAGCATTGCTTTCCTGCTTGCCGTACAGCAGCTGATTATCCCGGACATCGCGTTCCTCGTGCTTGACGAGCCCAGCACCCACATCGATGATGAGGGCATTGAAGCAATGAAAGAGTTGTTCCTCAATCTTGGGGAGCAGTTACAGAACACGGAAGCGCAAGTTATTGTATGCGACCACAAATCTGAATTGCACGCGGCGTTCCACGAAACTATAAATCTGGCGTAAGGAAGTTACGCACCAGAAGTCATGCTTTATAATTTAAAGATTAAAGTCACAAGTCCTTGGCTCGGAGATATAAGACGGGCCAAGGACACCCACCGCAGATTTCAAAGGGGAAATACACCCGATATTTTAGCCTTTGACCTGCCCAGGTTGTACTGGACTCTAGAGGAGGCGCGTGACGCGTTGAAGCTGCCCCATGTTGATATCAAAACAATTCGTATGGAGGAAGGATTTCGATCCCCTACTCTGACCAGCTATCGACGCCGATTTAGTTCGCGCCAAGGTACGCAAAAACAGGAAGACTTCTTCGAAGCTATTCGCGAGAACACATTACTGAATATGCAAGTACTGGTGACACGGCAGATGACACAACACACATCTACCAGCAAGCCTCCTACCCAGGAAGAGTTATCACAAATATTTAAGTTTGTAGGAGCCATGCTCGGATTAAGTCCTTGGGGAGGACATTTCGGATATGGACGTTTTGAATTAATTAGTCTTGAACCACATGAACATTCATCTGTTATGGGATGACTGTGCCGTGTCCGTAGCTCCGTTAATTCCCGAGTTGGAGCGGGAACTAACATACAGAGAGAAAAGTTTTAAAGCCCCCGATCCCAATAAACCTTGGGATCGGCGTACCGTTTACACCAACGAAACGGTATTAAGACCCCTACCCAACGTTTCTCCGGAACATCGTTCCGCGACGACGTATCAAGGTCTATGGCTTCATATAAAAACATTTCTGGAGCAACAAGGACACACAGTCTATCTGCACGATAACCGTCTCCCGTTCCCAAAACCTAAATTAGAGGTTATGAGCGGATTCAGGTTTAAACAAAAGCAACTATTAGAAACTGCGCTACAGGCAGACTGCAGCGGACTAATAGGAGCACCAACACGATATGGGAAAACATTCCTAATCATCAACACGCTCAAGGCTTATCCCGATATCCCAACCATTGTCGCCGCTCCCGGAAAGGATCTGGTAAAACAATTGTACGACGATATCCGACAAGCTTTGCCACAACGCGATGTAGTTATGATCGGTGGTGGAGGTAAAGCCAAGTATCAGAATGACGACATCACCGTCGCCAGTATTGATAGCTTGCACAAATGCGAGCCGGGAAAGACTCGATTGATGCTTATCGACGAACCCCATACCGCGGTAACCGACAGCCGACTACCCATCGTACACGAATTCCACAAAGCCAGACGGCTGGGATTTGGCGCTACCTTGGATGAACGCTACGATAACCGGGGAATCCTCGTAAAGGGGTTGTTTGGTCCGGTATTGTCAGAACGTACGTTTGCTGAAGCAGTGCAAGAGGGGGCGGTAGCTCCGTTGCGCGTGTTTATGCTAGAGGTTGGGCTGGACATACTAAATTACGGCGACCACTCCCGCGCCTATAAGACGCTACTCTACGAGAACGAGAAGATTGCTAAACTAGTTGCGAGAATCTCTCACGAGATTTTGCCCGAGGACTGGCAAACCATCATGTTCATCAAGAATGAAGCGCAAGCTGAGCACTTCAAGCAGCATATCGGCGATGCAGGTACGATCGCTATGGCTAAAAAAATGACCTCTAAAGAAAGACTTCAGATGACACATGCGATGAAGAGCAATGAAATAAAACGTTGCCTCGCGACTGACATCTATGCCACTGGCGTGACATTCAACCATGTCCGTGCCGTGTTCAATCTTTCCGGAGGTGGACCTTATGCAAGCACCATCCAAAAACCAGGACGTGTGGTTGAAGTGAGGGACGGTAAACGTTGTGGGGTGTTGTTTGACTTCAATTTCGTACCAAAAGCGGGCGAGGAACACAAGAGCAAGCAAAGCTCTGCCTGGGATCTCGTGCGCGAAAGTAAACAGAGATTGGACTGCTACACGCGTAAAGGCTACGACATCCAAATCGTAAAGAGTTTCTCCGAGCTTAACGAATTATTTAAAGAACTTTGTTTATGATTGAGTTCGATGAAAAATACAGAGACGCTGTAGCTCGTGAAATACGAAAAATATACAGTGAGCGTAAAGCCGCAGTAATGGGGCGTCCCTGGAAACCCAACGAACGTCACAGAGCATTTGAAAATTGGCAGCGTGCAGCAGATCAAGCGTTACGACTCAGCGCCCCGGCAGAAGCTTATGTGCATGCGGCTTTCAGACACTGCAAACTATCTACGGGACCATTCCCAAATACACTGGCAGGGAAAGCTGCTGAAACCTGGTGGGACAACTATTGCAGGGAGAACCCAGGCTATGCACGCCAGAAAACCGAGGAGGAAGAAAGTCCTCCTGTCGGAGAAACCGTAGCGGTAGAGGATATTAAAAAAGAACTCTCCCATTTACGTAACGCCCTTTACCAGATTACCGGGGAGACGGACTGGGCCCCGATCGGCCCCAAAGGTATCGACGTCGTACGTAGCGAATTGCTACCTATGACGCCGCACCTAAGGTTGATCTTGTCTTACCCGGACGAAACAGTCAAAAAATATTACAAAGAAGAAATCATGGAAAACTTTCAAAAACGTCCGGACGTGTTTCGTGCGATGTGTTCCTTGGGATTTGACATGAAAGAAATAACAGAATGGCTGAAGAATTAAAATCAAAACTAGATGCGTACATTTTGGAAAACCCAGAATGGTACGAGAACTTGGTACTAGGGTGTATCATAAAGGACCGTAAGTTTTACTTAAAGGTCCGAGAGGTACTAAATGTAGAGTTTGATAAGAAGACACTATGTAATGATTTTTCCGACATCTACAAAAACATTGTTTACCGAATAGTTTCTCGATACAACGGCAATCAGGAAAATTTGCTGGCAAAGTATCCTGAGAACAAATTCATATCGATTGCGGAATCAACGTTAAACACGCTATTACATAACCAGGCGGTAGCAGGGGATAGTGTACTAGAAGAAGAAATACCTACAGCACTCGCAACGTTCAAAAAAGCGAATGAAGTAGATGTGGCGCAGTGGATTTCTTATGTGGACGCTAATTTCGTAGAATGGATTGGTCGTGTAAAAACGCTTAAAGTTATCAAGAGTCCGTACGCATTTGGTGCATGGACTTACAATGAAATTTACAGGCGCCTAGGAGAAATCGAGAAGCAAGTCTCCCCCGTCAATTACGGAACTACTATCAGCCGTGGACTGTTGGGTAAGTTTCTCGACAACCCTATCGTAGTAGAGCAGCACAATGTACTACCTTCCAATATACCAGGACTCAATGATGCTTTGGCTGGAGGCTTTGGGCGCAAGGAAACAATTATGCTTATTAGTCCTCCCAGTGGCGGTAAAACTATTTTTGCATGTCAGCTAGCGGGACACTGGGCTTCGATAGGCTACGGTGGTATTTTCGTAACCACGGAGCAAACCCAGGACGAATTGGAAATTCGTATGGTGTCAAACTTTGCGGGCATTCCATTTAAGAATATCGTCCGCAAGTGGGATCCAGCTGCGCTCTCCGAGAAGCACGCGCACAACTATATGACATGGCGTAAGAGCATCAAAGCTCCGGTCATGTTTGTAGACTGGACGATACCAGGGTCAAAGAATGTGGTTACAGATTTAGAAAACGAAATCACTCATTACAAAGAGGAGTTCGGTAAAAATCCTGACTTCCTCATTTTTGACTGGATCGGGGGCGCGCTACAGCAAATGGCCAAAGGCGATCCCTCCGCCGTACGTTGGCTTTACAAAGAGGCCGTAGACTCGATCTGCGGGATTGCCAGAAAATACGATATCGCAGGCGTTGTCCTGGCACAGGCTACTCCAGGAAACTCCATCAACAAATATCCCTTGGACCATCGGGATCTCGCTGAGGCAAAAAACATGACCGAGCGGATCACGGCACTAATAGGATTGACGGCCTTGATGAGTCGGGACATGGACCGCGAAACCGACCACGCCCAGATCGTTTACGCAGAAAAACAATTCTTGTGCGTTCCCAAAACTCGTAAGGGTCCTGGTGCTAACGTCCCTGTAAAAAGGGATTACGGGTATCAGCGCATCGGAGTCCTCTAAGGTAGTTGACGAAGTCTCACTATTCAGCTAATATCACCGCCTCTTACACGGCAGCGTCGCCGGGAAGAATCAGAACATGCGTTTGGCTTGTAAATCATTAAACGAAAAGGGAGGGTGGAAACCCACCCTCCCTCTCTGTTTATTTTGTCGAGCTGTTGTTGTCTGTTTGCTTTCTAGTAGTTATGCGGCCTGCACAACTTTCCTACACTATGATCACATTAGACACAGCTCACGACCCGGCCATTAAAGCGCAGCTTACAAAAACAAGCAAGGGAAAAAAATCGAAAAAACATCGCAATCTTTTCCGCTCTGTGCCTCGGGCAGTGCGCGAGAAACTCCTGGAGGAAGCCAAGCCTCTGTGGACTGAAACCCAGCCTGTGTCTGTTGCTCCTGTGCAGGAGATTATGCAGCGTGACGGATTGGGAATGGCAGAGAAAATCATTCTTTCGTCGATGATGACGTCTGCTCCTGTTTTCGAACACACCATGGGTACGGTGCGTCGATTACTCTCAAAGGATGGATCAAAGAAGGCGGACGTAAAAACAGCCGCTAGGTATCTGAACATACTTGAGAAAAAAGGTTATATCAGGCGGGAACACATTGCCGGGCGAAATGGTGGGTACTACCGCTACCTCCTTGAGACTCTCTTTTTGACCCCCTATGGGAAAAATTCCCAACATAATAGAATCTTATTAGATTCTACTCCTAACCTCACCGACCAAGTCGGTGAGAGGAATGAAGAGGGGTCTAACGAGAGTTCCGGGAAAGGTAGGATCACTAAGGCTCAAAGCCATGCTAGATCTGCTGCTCAATCTTTGGTCCAGCCTGTGGGAGACATAAAATCTACTGTTAACAAAATACAGATAGATTCGAGAAGACCTTCAGGTTGGAAAAACAAACTCAAGTCAATCTACCTTTACGAAGAGGTGGACGAAGCTGCGGCGGAACGCCGCAAGCGGAAAGAAAATCCCAGCCTCACAGACGGCCCGGAAAAAGCTAAAACCAAGGTAAAGTCCTCAAAGCATGCTGCGATTCATTGGCCTACGGCCAAAGCGTCACAGGCTAACGCATTAGCCTGGATAAACTCTCATCCAGAAGGGCGTACACTTGCTACTAGGCTACTTGATATGTCTAACCAGATTGAGTGGACAGGTCCTCTTGCCCGGGCCTTGTTCAAGCGCTGGCAGTCCGGAGTTATCACCCCCGGTGTAGTGTTGAAGTTGCGTAAAGTGTTGGAAACCAAGCCAGAGGAAACTAGCTTGCGTTATTTGATATTCCGCGGCGTAGCGTATCTGGAAAACAAATCGGCTCTCCTGCAGGCCGAGCAAGAAATTCTGGAGAATAAAATCACCAGTTTTGTTTTTGGTAATTACACAAGGCTTCACACGGACCTTCTGGTCGCCGAGAACTTGCTTCGTTTGTTACATTCCAGAAATGAAGTGGACTACGAGAATGTGTTTGCGACGACCTCTGCAGCCATCCCGCGCTACGCTTTGCTGGCGTGCCTTAACGAGATGGGTTACAGAGATCTTGCCATGGAGTTTCAGTCCAGACGTGAGCTGTGCTTGGAGCAGGAGATGGCGGATAACTTCTTGATTTGGAGTAGCATGACCCGTTGCTACAAATCTGATCCAGACGTGTTCTTCTTCGATAAATCGTGCGCTAACTCGTTACGCCATCGGGAGAAGTTTCTTTTGCAGCAGGAGTGCGCTATGTTTGGCTTGGACTACCAGCGTGTTGTTGACGGATACGTGAGCGCGGAAAGCTCCGAAGGTTGTGAATAATTTAAAATGCACTCAGAAAATGTCTCCAAGTCAGAAGGCTTGGCAGAGTCCGACATCCCAAGGGAAGTTATGTTGTTGGCCAGATCTCTGGCTAGAATTCACGGTGAGGTCGTTGTGCGTAACGAAGCCCACGGACTACACCTCTATATGGCTAGCCCCACGGCGCTTGAGAGGGATGGCCTGAGAGAAATCCAAAGCCGTCACCTCACTGTTAATGCTGATAGGTACTTAGGGCGAGGTCAATGGCAGAACCGAGTCGGGACTTACGACCGTGATCGGTCTGCTGTTTGCCATAAGTACGGTACCAAATTCAGCGTATCCGACCTGCAGCAATTTCCTCCGTTGGAGCAAAGAGGGGTGCAGGACGTAAAAAGAACTGTGCTTAACAACGCGGTAGATCGTGAAAAATATCTTATCGACGACGGCTTAGGGCATCGTATCCCGAATCACCCAGGTACGATAATCCCGGTTATGGAGCTCCCAGCGGATCACCCTGCTATCGGTTACATTCGCTCCAGGGGGTACGATCCTGCGGTGCTAGCCTACCAGTTTCGCTGCGGTTTCTGTCAAACCGAGACGCCTGAAAACGCAGACATAAAATTGTTTTACAAGAAGTTACCAGGAGGTTTCAAAGACACTCCGCAAGGTCGTCTTGTTTTCCACGTCGACGTACATGGTGTACAGGAGGGCTGGCAGGCACGCATATTGGAAAAAACTGAGGGTAATCACAAGTACCACTGGCACCCTTACGCCTGGAGGTGGGTGCTTACGCACGTACTAGATGGTAATAACTGGGTGTTACTTCCGGAATACCAAAATTGCCCTTACATCTGGAAACCTTCTAAATACAGATCTGCGAATGCGATGCAGCGTAGTCGCGTTGTCATGGGCTACGATGCGGCTGTTAGCTGGAACAAACGCTACTTCCCCGGCTCGCCATTTTGTATACTGGTGGAAGGGCCACTAGACGCCGGGAGGTTTGGGCCTCCTGCTTGCGCGTTTCTAGGAAAATATTTAAATGAGGGTCAGGGCGATTTGATTGCAAAAGCCTTCCGCCGGGTTATATACCTTACGGACAATGACGCCGCGGGAAGAGAATCTGAAGCCTCTATTTTGCGCTCCCTGGACGGTAAAGTAGATCTCCGAAAAGCGTCCGTCCCTGCCAACTTTAAAGACGTTGGCGAGATGATTCGCGGAGACGCTTGGGATCTGGTAAAAGAACACATCCCAACTTAAACAAAAGAATGTTAGCGTATGGAATATCAGAAACGAGTCTACAGGAACGAACGTCCTCCAGACCCAAAACAACCAGACTACGGTGAGCGTCCGCCCACCAAAATAGATTCCACCGGATATAAAAAAGGCGGTATCTATTACGTGGCCGGGGTAGGTCCAAAGCCTGCGCAGATTATGTTTATCGCACCTTCTCTCCTTGAGGAGGAAGCCGCCACGAAAGCCGAAAGTGTCACTGGGCGTACTATTACGCAAGACGGTGCTTACTTACGCGGACAGGCGGGCGCGGTTTTCAAAGACTTGGCTTCCAGCGTGGGTATAGAAATGCAGGAATGCTATTTCACTGCCTGGTGTAAATGGTTGCTTCCTAAAAATAACAGGAGCAATCCCACCAACGAGCAAATGGATTGGGGAAGGCAGGCTCTCATGCGGGAGATTCAAGAAGTAAAACCTGCAATCATTGTTTGCCTTGGAGGTAAGAAAATATTTGATGAGCTCTCCGGTATTACAGTGAAAGCCAAGGATGTCCGTGGAGGTTGGTTTCTCCATCACGACTCCGGCGCCAAGGTGTATCTGATGGAGAACATGGCTTTACCTCTCATAAAGCCAGAGTATCTGGAAAAGTTTCGCGTGGATCTACGCAGTATCTGTAGGTTGTCCATGTCACTTTCCGGCATTGATGTTTACACACAGCCAACGAACTACATCACCATTAATAATTCTAATGAGATGCAGAAGTTGGTAGCCATGTGGGCTTCCAAAAATATAAGATTGTTTTCGGTAGACTGTGAGTGGCATGGGAGTAACCACGTGAACGGACAGCTTAGGTCTATCCAATTTTGCTGGGCTCCAGGCGAAGCGGTTTACATCAGGTTCATGGATGATGCCTTGAACTATGTGTTCGACGTGGATTACCAAAAGGCGGGTATGCTTCTTGGTTCCTGGCTGAACCGACCAGAATGCAAATACATAGGGCACCATTTTCCTGCGGATGCCCCGTGGATGTATTCGTGGCTAGGATTGGATTGGTACAACAAGTGCGTCTTTGACACGGAGTTCGCACAGCAGACCGCCGACGAATATGAGGAACTAGGCCTTGAGCGCCTGGCCATGAAGTACACGGATTTGGGGCGTTATGACATTGAGCTGACTTTGTGGAAAAAACAAAGCAAAGGCTTGTCCTCGGGTGGATATGGGCGTGTACCGGATGAGATACTTATTCCGTATGCTTGCCGTGACGTGGACACTGTAATGCGGGCTTATCCTTACATTTATGATAACTTACGTAAACAGGGATTGCTCGACTACTACCACGAAATATTCTTACCGTTTACGTCTAATATATTCACGACGTTCTCTTTGCTCGGACTACCTATCGACATTGAGCAAATGTCAGAACTTCGTGAGCTCTACAGTTTTGCTAGGCAGAACTTGGAAGTAGCTCTTCGCATTGCAATGCACGAGGAGGCTAAAAGTTTGCTGCTGCGTGAAATGTTCTTGATCAAAGGGAACCTTACAGGCCCGCAGACTGTGGAACTACTTGAGCTGCATAAGGAAGTTATTGGGCAAATAGCTACAGGTGACGATGTAGACGATCCTTGGATGCTTGTGAAGCGCTACGTCGGCGTATCAGGAGTTGCCCGGATAAAACCGTTCTTCGATCATTTAGTGGCTTCGCCAAGTTTTAATCTCAGAAGCAAGCCTCAAATGATGCGATGGCTTTTCGAGGTCAAAGGCTACATGCCTATTAAATCCACCAACAAAAAGGAAAAAGGATTGCCTTCGGTTTCTTGGGACCGGGTTATAAGGATGCCGCCGGAAGCTCGTAAAGAGTATTCTCCTTCCACAGACATACAAACCTTGGAGATATTGTATGAGACTCATAATGATTCGGTTTTGGGATATTTGATCCGCCTTAACGCTGTGGGTAATATTACTAAGCAATTCCTCAAGGAGCCCATTACCGACGATGAAGGCAACATCACCCAAGAACGAGGATTACATGAGTCGCTTTGTTCGGACGGATGTGTCCACGGACAGATGAGTACAACGGAGACCGGACGCCCAAGAAGCTGGAATCCAAATATTCTTAACTGGCCTTCCTGGGTTAACGACAAGATCACTGAGGGTATCCAGATTGCTCTAAAGCAAGCGGATGCAATTGGCACTTTGCCTGAAGCTTTCCGGAAATATTTGGAAACCAAACCTCCATCCATACGTTCTTGCGTCAAAGCTCCGGATGGCTGGTGTTTCGTGGAATCCGATTACCAGACTGCTGAGATCAGAGGGTTGGCGTTCATCAGCGGCGATGAGAATCTCATTCGCATCATGACTGAACCCGACCAGCAATATAGAAAGATAAAAACAGAGAATGGGCAGGCTAAATTTGTTCGAGTTCTGTTTGACAATTTGCTCGGGATTTCAGAGGAATTGTACGGGCACCTTCTTTCGCCCGACGCCGACTTCGATGTAGATGCGGAAGGTAATTACATTTCTCCACAAGCAGACTTGCACTGGTCTCTGGCAGAAATGGTTACGCACAAGCCTCGTGAAATATTGAATAAGGATGTAGAGCGTAAGGGACTCGGTAAGGTGGGAAATTTCTCCTCTGCCTACGGAGCTTCTCCTACGACCCTAGAGCGAAAGATTGAGCAAGATACTGGCGTAAAACCCGAAGAAGGTACTGGGCAAGCGGTTCTAGATGCGCTACGGTTACGCCAGCCTGTGGCTGTAGCATTCTTGGAGCACATGGAAAATGTTCCCGCGGAAGTGGGACATTATCGAAGTCCTTCCGGGCGTATACGTCACTGCCCCATGGCTACCGCCGTGGGAAGAGATGCGAAAAATTACCTCGCATCTCTTGGGCGGGAAATGAGAAATTTCCCGATGCAAAATAACGTGGCGGACACCGCCGCAAGGGCCGCCAATTGGTTGTTGGATTACTTTGTAGCCAACGCCATGCAAGCAAGGCCCCTTATTGTGTTATATGATTCTGTAGTAACCCTGTGTCCGATATCGGAAGCACAAAAGGTTGCGGAAATGCACCAAATTTTTATGTGCGATATGAACACTTGGACAGTGGAAAATAGGACATTCAATTACCCTATTGACACGGATTACGTAAAACGATGGAGCACGAAACCAAACGCCGAAGAAAGGCTTGAACTCGATAGCGTTCTGTCGTAAAGAAAAAAACACCGCCGACGTTGCGGACCAATAACGTCATTAACAGCAAATGCAAAATAACCAAATGGGGCCTCCTCGCCCCTCGTTCAATAAAGAGACCGCAAGGTCTTGGATGGATTACTTCCAACCCGGAGTTACGGCCTTCGTACCTACGGCAAAGAAAACGTTCGTAGGGAGGATTCTTCCCGGCTTCGACTGGCGCTTCCCTGCGGATAGCGCTGAGTTCAAAAACGCAGTAATCCCTTATCGTGATTCCGCTACGGAGGATCCAGAAACCAAACAAGGAGTGCTCAACTCCTTCTTCATTCGTGTGCCTGCCTATTCCTGGTTCGGCAATGCGAAGGCGCGGTTTCTCTCTCCAGCTGCGCGTCGTAATATGGTGGAGCCTTACGAAGCTTCCGATCTGTGGGACCCTGTTACTGATGTACGCAATTTTGCACTGCAAAGCGCGAACCCCGACATCAAGAACTTGGCCAAGAAGCCCGTCTCCGCCAAGGAAGGCCCGGTGCTCCCCTACCCAGGATGGAAGTGTCTGTTCAACTATTATGGCCACGATGTGACCGAGCATGGGTGGAAAAACGCCGTGATTGTCGTATCCGACACCGGCGGTACTGACCTCGTCGACAAACTCTCAGAGTGGCGTCCCGGTATTGAATCGGTTGTGGATACGGAATGGCCTGACTATCTCTTTGGTGACATTACTCACCCCGAGACGGGATTGCTGACAACTGCAGCACAGATTCCAGGTAACCCACAGGCTTTCAGCGGCTTCACTTTGACCAGCGGGACTCATAAGTCGGCGCAGGGAGTGCAGCGTATGGCTGTGCCCCCTCAGGCGGTGCAGGGGCGTTACAATATTTGGTCTTCGGATTGTCTGAAGATCTACACTTATCAGGAGCTTGTGGATTTCCTCGTAGAGGATGGGGCTATTCCCTACGAGCTGGTACAGCAAGCTTGTGGTGGTCGTTCCAATGTTGGTAAAAAGCCAACTTCGTTCGCGGCAGCTACGCAACCATGGCAGACAGCAGATGTGGTGTCCAACGCGATGCCTGCTCCTCCTACGCCCGCTCCCGCACCTGCTCCCCCTGCTCCTGCTCCTGCATTCATTGCAGGGAAGAAGTTCTGGGTGACTGATATGACAACCAACACGGTACTTTCTGGTCTTCAAACAGAACAGGATGTCGCCGAGAAAGTGTCGCAGGGGGCTCAATATTTCCTGATGTCGGAGGATCAGTCTGGCGGGTGGATGCCAGCCTCTACGTTTGGATTTATGCCTCCGGCACCCGCAGCACCTGCACCCGCAGCGCCTGTGGCTATGCCCGCACCTGCGGCACCCGCACCTGCGGCACCCGCAGCTATGCCTGCACCTGCGGCACCTGTAGCGCCAGTTGCTCCTGTTGTACCCATGTCTATGCCTTCTGCACCTCCGACTCCGGAGTTGCCGCAGCAAGCTAAAAGTGCAATAGAGATGTCACTGGCTATCCAGGCGGGTAACGTGCTTCCTCGTACCGAAATCCAGCAAACTCGTTTTACTGAGCTTTCGGAAAAAGGATACGCCAATCTCTCGATTGAAGAAACGCGTGAGTACTTGGAGTTGAATACCATTTACGGAGCGCTGTAATTCCGCATAAACGGTGTGAGCCCGAGCCGAAAATTCGGGCTAATTTTTTATGCCAAGACCAAAGAAAATAGTCGATGTCGCTGTGGCAGAGCCACCAAAGAAACGCGGAAGGAAGAAAAAATCCGACGCGCTGGTAGGCGAGGCTGTAGTTGCGGATTCGCCGCTCCAATATGACAGCGAACGCAATCACGTTATTGCTAGTAGAGCACCGGATCTCGGGTTTGATATTCTGGATCCCAAGAATGATATCATGACTAATGCTGCCAAGGTTTTGTCTTCTGTCGTAGCTAGAAGAAAGAATCAAAGCATTGGTATGGCTCCGGCGTCCGAGATTCGTCAGAATGTGCTCTGGGTGCCTGAGTTTGAGCTTCAACACACGATGGGGTTCGTTGGTATCCCTCACGGCAGCATGACGGAGCTCATTGCCCCGGAAGGTGTTGGTAAGACTTCACTCGTCTTCACCATTGCAGGTTGGGCAATGAACGTCGGCGCTCCAGTTGTATACGTGGAGTGCGAGGGTAAGCAAATGCCTCCTTCGCGCATTGTACGTATGTTGAGCTCTGACCCTAAAAAGGCGCTGCTGATGCTGGACCGTCTTCGGGTGGAGAGTATCTCTTCCCTGGAGCACCTAAACAAGTTCATCATCGATTACGTTGATGCTATGCGTGGCAGAAAGCCTCTCAAGGAATATCCTGTACACGTACCGAATCATATCCCGCTGGTGATCATTGTAGATCCGTGGTCGCGCCTGATGAACCAGGACGAGGCTGCGATGTTCTACGATTACGGCGATAACCTTGATGCCAAAAAGAATAAGTACAAGGAGACCAATACCGGGACAAAACTTGGGCATGCTCAGTTTGCTTCCGCCTGGTGTCGACGTCTGGCTTATATGGCCGCCAAGGACAACCTTATCCTCATCCTGACGCAGCACCAAACCGAAGACTTGAAGTCAGCCATGGCCATGAGCTACGGGCCAAAGATTGTTTTACCAGAATCCATTACTGGGCTTTCTAACAAAACGCATATCGGAGGGCGTGCATTGCACCAGTGGGCAACTCAGCAATGGGTAATGACCAAAAGGAGTAACGCGAAGTTTGCCGACAAGACGGCTTCTGGTAAGAATGTAAACATGGCCGTGGTAAAGAATTCTATCGGAGCTGAAGCCAAGAAGATGTATTTCGAGATTCGCGCGGAGCACCGCGAGGATGTACCCGGAGTATACCTAGAGCCAGGTTTGCATTTCGAAGATAGCTTTGCTCGCTGGTTTACAACGAACAAATATCTTGGTTCGAAGATGGACACGAGCGGAGACACCTTCACTTGTGAGGACATGGGGCTACGCGCAGTTGATGCTGCGGAATTCCACCGAGTGTTTCATCAGAGTGATGAACTCCGCACGCAGGTAGGTAGTATGCTTAGGATTGAAGGTTATCTGGATACCGTAGAAAAAATACGGGCCGAGCTAATATCTCAAAGCGCTGCTGCTTCCCAGGAAGTGAATGTTATCCCCCCAGAACCTCCGGCAACGTATGAAGAATACGTAGAAGAGTTTGCGGGATCGGACGCAGAAGACATTGTCGAGGTGTATGAGTAGAAGTTCTAATAACAGCATCCCCAAGGCTAGTGACCACATGTTTGTGTCGGCTTTGGAGAAGCTCTCCGCAGTACCAGCCAAAGGGCTGGGGCTGCGGGACTACTTAGAGTATCTTGACCAAGTTCCTCACACGTTGCTGGACTTACCCTGCATATATTCGAAATTGATTGTCGCTTATGAACGACTGCCAATTTTATTTAATGTCTTTAACCCTAGGCCTAGAGACATTTTACTTTCCATATTGGGAGACGCACAAGAGTCTCCATTTTTAATGTATGATGCTGGTCTCTCTGGACCAGAAGGATTGTTCATTGTGATGCAAGGTGATCTTGATTCCAATGCACATCAGGTCTGGATAGACCGCATGCGCCAAGCAAAATACATGCTAAATACGCACCCGCGTTTTGGTATACTTTTTGCAGGCGCTCTAACTTCGTTTCCGAATGCCGGATAGCCATAAACAAGACGCAGATTTATTCCAAGGTTGGATCGAGCTTTTATTCAGAAAGAATGCTGCCCCGAAGCCAACCAATTTTTCGCAGTTATTGGAAAAGTATTATGAGCGTAAAGGTTCTATACTTCCTATGTGCGAATACTGCACACCATTCGATGTGTACAGACAATTCAAAGATCCTAACGAAGAGTTCCCGCAAGGGTTAAAATCTTACGATATAATCAACTTCTGTGGTACCGAACAAAAACGAATAGTTACGGTAGTATTACTACCACCGGATACTATCAAGAAATGGGAACGTCCGGATTGCTATGCTCAGTGCATACCGGATACACCTTTGGGTATTATGACGTTGCCCAGAATGTTCGATTCGTTCTATTTAAAGTACAAGAATGAATGACTATACTATGGTTCGCAGGGTGGTTGATCCCACCCTGCGGGCTTACGCTTTTATCTATTCGCCACAATATGTTTCGGACGATAATAAATTGTTATTCCCGCACAATCCGTCGGACGTTCGGGAATTGAAATTTTCTTGGATGTATGTTGGACCTTCCGGGGTCGCATTGCCTGCTGAAGTACCTTTAACTTTTCATACAAATGCCGAAGAGGATATTGTATCAGTTTTGGGAAACTTGGTCAGTAGCGTATATCAACAGAACATTTATGGATTTTTTACGGTTCACGCAAAGTCCGTTTTTTCCAGAATGTACCGTTGGTATTGGTTACGAAAGCATCAGAATTCCATGGTAGCTTCTCACCTGAGCGATGTCGCAAAAATAACGATAGACTTGTGCGAGGCGTTTCACTATCCTGCGGTACTCTCGTATGTTGAGCGTACAAGTTTTTGCGCGGATGATATTCAAGAATGGTTGAAGATATCAACGTCGGATGTATCAGCTGAGCACGCCTTGTTACACGGCTTAGCTGCAAGATTACAATGAATAATTTAGAATTAAGTATAAGAGACCGTTGGCCTGATCGCCCGGACGAGCCCGATTGGGAACTTGTACGCAAGGGACTAGCCAATTTGGCCCCCGTGCTACAGCGTATGAAATATGACGGCTTACGGGAAGGTCAGGAGCCCGTAATCATGCGGATCATGTCGCAGGCGGATACTATATGTATTTTGCCTACTGGTACCGGGAAGACTGCATGTTTTGTAATCCCGACTTTATGTATGGATTGGAAGGCTATTGTTTTCAGCCCACTGGTAGCGCTAATGCGTGACCAAGTTAAAGGATTGCATCGTATGGGTATTCCCGCCGCTGCGATGTCTGGGATGCAGACAGATGGGGAAAATCTTGATGCGGCCAGGCGTTGGCAGGACGGGGAATTAAATTTCCTATATGTCGCACCCGAACGCCTCAATAATGAGGCATTCAAAACCGCCATGGGGCACGTTAATCCCGACTTTGTTGTGATGGACGAATGCTTTGCCCCGGAAGTAGAAATATTTACAGACAAAGGGTTTGTTCGCTTTGACGCACTACAGGACGACGCGAAAGTCGCTCAGGTCGATCCAGATACTAAGACCTTGTCTTTTGTTTCCCCTGATAAGGTGATTCGTCAGGAATACAAGGGAGACCTTATACGCCTGCACTCTGGGCAGCTTTGTGATTTGCGTATGACCCCAAATCATGAGCTACTGGCTTTCTACGGAGATCGCTGGAAAAAGGAGACAGTCTCAAGGATTAAGTTCAATCACACGAAAAGACTTCTCGTAGCGGCAAAACATGAAGCGGGCAATCAAACCGAGCTTACCGCTATGGATAGGCTTTGCATCGCTTACCAGGCTGATGGTAGTTCGCATTATGTACATCCCGACGAAAGTATCACTGCTGCATTTTCTTTTTCAAAGGAGCGCAAAATAAGTAGGTTTCTAAGTTTACTTGAGCTCACCGGACTTTCATATAGTGAGGTGACCAATGAAAGAGAGAAATTGGATACGGGTAATCGTATCCCTCGCAGAAGATTCTTGGTACACAAGGTTTCTGGATTCTCTAAGGTCCTATCCAATATGTTTGACTTTGCATCTATGACCTCGGAAGTAGCTGCAGAGTTTATCCGCGAGGTCGCTCTATGGGATGGTAGTGAACCTTACCAGGGTTGCTTGTACTACTCCTCCATAATTAAGGAGAACGTAGACTTCGTACAGGCTGTAGCGATATTAGCAGGATATAAAACAAATTTAGTACCCCAGCACGATGAAAGGTCTGCCAATTACTCCACAGTATGGCGTCTTTTTGTAAACACTGAGCGTGATTGGATTGGTACTCAGTGTTTGTCCCGCACCGAGGAATCTTATGACGGCCTGGTGTATTGCGTGCGCGTACCGCATGGGAACATTATTGTACGCGGTTCTGGGAAAGCCCTGGTAGTTGGAAATTGTCACACCTTATCCCAGTGGAGTGACAATTTTAGGCATAGCTATTGTAAGGTGGGCGATTTCATTCGGGAATACAATCCCAAGGTGGTAGCCGCTTTTACAGCTACGTGTCCCCAGCAGGTGGAGAACGATGTTCGCCGCGTACTGGGATTAGCGCACGCACGCAAACTCACCTTCTATCCCCGGCGCACAAATCTGGATCTTAGGAGCGATAATCTAGTAAGTGATATTTCTATAGCTGATAAAATCAGGGAGACGGAAGGTAGCACTATCGTTTACTGTTCCACTCGCAGAAAAGTTGAGGAGCTGGCTGAAACTTTGTCGCGGAACTTACGAGGTAAACAAGTAAGAATTTTCCACGGGGATCTTTCTCCAGGGGCTAAACGTGCGAACCAAGATGATTTCATGGAAGGCCGCGCGAACATTGTTGTGGCAACTAACGCCTTTGGTATGGGCGTGGATAAGCCCGATGTTAGAGCTGTTATTCACCGTGATATTCCTGGTACTATCGAAGCTCTCGCTCAAGAGGTAGGCCGTGCCGGGCGTGACGGTAAATACTCGATCTGTATTACATACTTTTCTCAGGACAGTCTGGAAACGCAGAACTTCTTCTTACGTACAGGACATCCTCCTGTCGGCGACATAAAGAAAGTCTACCACGCGCTGAAACTCTCTGCTGATCGATCGGGCGTATGCAAGATCACGGCCGATGAAATATCTACTAAAGCGAATGTTTCAAAATTTGGTATGCGGGCTATATTTGAGACCCTCAAGGGCTCTAACGTTATCGTACGTGACCAGGTAGATAAAAAAATATGCAAGCTTCGTGAAACAGATGCGGATGTACCTTCCGACAACGAGCGATACCACGACTACATGCGTGTAGTAGATAGCTTAGGTATTCCGAACGATGAAGGATTTTATGAGTTCGATTTGAACGAGTTTGCCGACACCGTAGGCGTAGGGTACAGCACTGTGAGGGGCTGGTTTAAGCGTTGGGCTGAGAGCGGCTTCATTAGGTTTTGCGATCCTTATGTTGGGGCAGAGACTAGAATCATCGGAGACCTTTCTCTTGTTGATTTTGATCGCCTCGCTTTAAAACGGGATGATGCTTACCGTAAACTTGACGACGTGCTGAAGTATGTAAATTTACCAGACTCGGAAAAACACGAGTTCATCGAATCCTATTTCCGCGTACATGAATCCTGAAGAAGAAGCCACCAAAAAGCGCGAAGTGTTTCTGGCATGGTCAAAGACGCACCCGAAACCAACAGCTGAAGACGTTGTTGGTTTGCTTGCGCAGATGGGCAAGCCTAGCACGGTTGCAGATCCCGAAGCGGACCCTAGTAAAGTTAGGTGTGCGTGTAACAAGCTCGTTCCCTGCGAGCGGGTAGCAATTGTAAACACGGGGCACATAACCGCAATTGACCCGGTGTGTCCTCCTTGCCGTAACGATTTCGTAGACCAGGCGCGCTTGGTCTGCGTGAGATGTCGTTCGGTGATTGGGTGGCTAGATCCTTGTGTAGACCCTCATGGGTTCCGTTTTGACAAGAAGCACTTTTACCATGTGGGTTCTTGCGCTGTTTGTAAAAAGGGTTTGACTAAGTCTGACATCATCGAGATGATGCTTTATTATGAGGCCAATGGCATTCCTTACGAGAAAAATGAAATAATAGATTGATTATGACTACAACAACACCTGAGGTGGGATTGCGTAAAGTAAAACGCATTGGAACTAAAAAGATCTACGCGGTAAGAGTTTTACCTCCAGATTTTAAAATGGACGAGGAGGGAGGCGGCGATACGCAATTCTTCTTTTACTACGTTTCTAGAAATTACAAACCAGTTTCTAGCGAGTGTACGAAGCATGTTTGGAAGCGAGCCGAGGGGCAGGCTGGTCCTGGAGTAGTACGGAATGGCTTTGACACGCTTTCTTCTTCCCGGGACTTTCTCCTTCACGAGAAAGACGGAAAGATTATTGCCGTGGATATCCTTCCCTCTAATGCTTACACGTCTAAGACTTCTGCGCCCGCAGCGCTACATGATTTGCAACATATCGAAGTTGTAATCAATGTGTCTACGGGTGAAGTTGAATTTGTAGCCGTGCCTGTGGGAGTATCCAAGCAACAGCTCCAACAGCTGATCGGGGAACTGGATAAAGTCGATATGATTCAGGCCGGTGATACTCTTGGTGGTGCGTTCTACGTGCACGAACTTCAGGGCAATCGTGTCAAGATCTCTCCTCCAAGTAGGGGTTCCGCAGGGCGTGTAACGCAAATGGATTGACCCTGCTACAGGGCATCTGCTTGTGTTACATAACTCTGATGAAGAGTGTGTTACTCGTCATGATAGGGCTGATCGCAATATACGCGATCAGCCCTATTTTGTTGCATATAATATCGGCAGTTAAGGTCATGTACCCGCTGCTAGTCATCGCTGTACCTGTAATATTTGCGGCAGCGATGTGGAACTACTAACCCTAAAAAACAATGGACGACTTGGAAAATGTAGAATGGTTTGAGGGCAGCGAATTCTCCGCAGTAATTGAGGGAATGGATGGTATTGAATATACCGAAACCTTCACGGACATCCTAAAGCATACACCGCACTTGTTGGTGCGGTTCGAAATGGTCGCAAGACTGCGGAAGGACACAGCTCCCTTCTTCGTAGCCCCAGGGCAGGTTATTCCTGTCTATCAGAAGAAGAAAGGCGAGTGGTTCCAGGTTCTAAACGGCCTGGAGTTTCGCGCGGAAGTCCTCCCGCTTAACAAAGGGCGCATCTGGGTAATGGGCGATAAGAAGCCCAGCTTCGAGGTTGCGCGTAAGCAGCAACCGAATCGGCACACGTTATTATCCAGCCCAGGCGGTCGTCACATTGTCCGCCCCCACCCCCGGGTGCCTGTGGCGGTAGGGCTGGCCCAATATCCGGGGCCCGACTTGTCGTATGAGCTTCTGAACAAGTATCAGGTTCAGGCGCCGGACTTCATTAATCGGTACGCGGGCCACCCCATAACAAAGGGAGACCAGCCGTTTCGGTGGGTGATCCCTGCGCAGGAAGCCTCCTCCACGGGGGGCTTGTTCGGTATGGCTGCGGAAAATAGTTGGGGTTACAACCCCCTCACGAAAAAACGCGTGGAGAATCTTCAGCCGACGGGTATCCCAATCGGTTGGAAGATGGCCACCGACGTGGTCGGCGAAGACTTCTGCGCGTTCGAATACGCAGAGGCCGTCGAGGCATTACTCGACAGTACCGACGCTCAGTGGATTTATGCGCAGAACTGTATCTCCTCCTGGGGATATGTTTCTCTCGAAGAGCGCATGATCACCAGCAGTAAAGATCTCCCTCAGGGGCTGATCGAACTGCCTTGGGTGTGGAGCGACGCTGACCGCTACGGAGAGGAGAGCATTTCGCCGCTCCTGTTCGAGCAGTTGCGCTCCCTGAAATCTCTGGGGTGTAAGTAGTAGAACAAAGAAACAAAGGTCAGGATAAATCCTGGCCTTTGTTTTTATGTATTCGCTCATTGATAACTTGCCTTGAGTGGGGTTATAGTAACTACGACATTATGCCTGCGCCCGAAGAAATAGAAATGCCCCCCAATGTCAAATTGCGGGATTTTAGCGATTTTGACACTGCGCGGACAGATATCTACGACCGCACCAAAAAGGCTTTGATCTCATCTTACCCCATGTCTTGGGGAGGTGTGCGTATGGAAGTAGCAGATGTTGATTACGACGGGCCGGAGAATTTCACGTTAGACGAGCAGAAAAAGGCACTATTAGAGGAACGCCACTTGTCCCGCCGACTACGCGGTACTGTACGTCTGTTTGATGAGAAGACAGGTGATATGCTTGATGAGAACAAGGTATCCCTGATGCGGGTACCTTACCTCACCAATCGCGGAACCTTTATCCATGGTGGTAACGAGTACACCACCATCATGCAGTCCCGCCTTCTTCCCGGGGTTTACACCCGCAGGCAGAACAACGGTAATCTGGAAACGCAGTTTAATCTTAAACAGTCCAGGGGTGCTTTTCGGGTAGGCTTCGAACCCGATACCACTCAATACAGGCTTAAGCTTGGGCAGGCTAACATGCACATGTACTCCCTGCTTAAAGACCTTGGAGTACCCGACGATCGCCTCAAAAAAATGTGGGGGGATGAGATATTTTCTGCAAATGCTGCTAAATACGACTCCCGTGTGTTTGATAAAGCTTACGAGAGGCTTGTGCCTGCAAGGATGCGATCCGCTGATGCTAGTCGTGAGGACAAGGTCAAAGCTGTCAGGATGTCACTGGACGACGCACAGGTCAACGCCAAGGTAATCAGCAAGAATTTACCTAATCTTTTCTCGATGTCCAAATCTGCGGAGTGGCAGGCACGTTGGGCGGGCAGGGAAGTAATGATGGAGAAAATTGCATCTCGCGCACACACCGAGAAGTTCAAGCCGGACCTATCTCCCGACGAATGCTTTGAAGCCTTCACGGATATGTGCATGTTTAAGTGTGCTGGGGAAGAGTGGGACGAAATTGATAACACCGGACCTGACACGAATTTTTCTCCGGATCTCAAACCTTCTGATCTGCAAGAACAATACAGCAACCTGTATGGGCGCGTAGGTAATAGACTTGCAGGGATGAGCTCTTGGCCAAAGGAATGGATGCCTCCTGGTAGTAACCAACTAGGTTGGTTAGACTGGTATTACGGATACGCTGATGGTAAGCGTACGGGAGATGACGATAGACAGATAAAGAGATGGAAGTCCTTTAAGGCTAGACACTTGTCTCAATTCCTGAAAAACCCAACCCCCAGAAGAGCCTACGCCTTACGTAACTGGGCGGTCGACCCTTTGGTATATCTGGACGAATCATCCGCTGACGTTTTGAAGCGTCAGATGGATGAATATAAATCCAGCAAATTCAAAAAAGCTGCTAGCGAAGATGACAGAGCAGCACAATTGCAATTGCTACTCGAAGCCAAGTCGCACTCAGACGCCAAGCGCTACGGGCACAAGCATTTTCTGATACAGCGCTCAATGACAGATCGCCCCACCGAATGGGTCATCGACTCTCCCGGAGGCCCGTATCCAGGAGTCACCCATGTGCCTACTGGCTTCAGATTGCACATGGCATCTTCTAAAATTCCGCCTACAATACAAGTAGACGAAGCTTATGCGTTATCGAAACAAGCCGTCGCTGAGGATTCTAGGCAGGCCATCCTGGCTAAGACAGCGAATGTTATACGTAATTATGGTGAAACTGACAGCGGGCGGGAAACTATGCTTGCTACTCCAGACATTGAAGAGTCTTGGGATCTGGATATTGGCGGTAACCCGGATACGTTGGTCCTTGGGCGTATAAATGACAAATCTCGAGTATATGCGCTACCTGCGACTGAGGACGACGTTGATCAATCACCCAGAGCGCATATCGCCGTCCAAGATTTTTCTGACAAAGTGTCTGAGATAACAGCGTTAAAAACCCGCACGGACCATAGGCGTAAGGGGTTGGCTTCCGCGCTGGTCACACTATTAGACATGCTAGAGGGGCAGGACAGAGCTTTTGTAGTGAAGCCAGATCCAATGGCCGATAAAGCCGTACCGGCTGACGTACTTCTAAAATTCTATAAAGACAGGGGTTTCCAATCTTGGGGGGACCATGGGTATCTAGCTAAATACCCGGGCCAGGAGAAAGCTGCATATAACTTCGTTGTTTCCGGCGAGCAGACTCAAGGGATGGGCCTGCGTAAGGAGTTCCACCAGATACTGGAAGAGCTGGGACATAAAGGTCTGGCCGTGAACAACCCGCACACTAATGAAGTCGAATTGTCTGTCGACGTGGAAGATCCAAGTACGGTATTGGACGAACTGGTAAAGCGCATCAAGGATAGGAAGGGTAAGGATATTTTTTACACCCCTTCTACGCACTCATCGGATTTACAGCCAATCACCGTCGATAACGCTACGCTGGAGAAGCTGAGGTATGCACACTACAACGCATACCTAAACAGCTCTCACTTCGACCCAAACGATACCGACATAACTCCGGCGGACAAACACCGGAAGGATATCGCGATACGCTACCGACTGGAAGACACACCCGAAGGATTGGTAGGACACGTCCCGGAGAGGGCCGCGCGACAACTGAGAGGGGAAGAGATGCCTTACTCGTGGATGCCGCAGCCGGTTGAGAAAGCTGCATCCTTTTCCCAAATGCTTAAGCAAGCATCCGAAGATTTAGAACAAGCACGCGCACGCCTTAATTCATGAACCACGTTGAAAGCCCAGTGCGGATCTCCCAACTCATAAAGGCGGCTTCCCCCAAGTGGCTGCGCGTGGTTGAGCAGTTGTCGCGAGGTAATCAGCACAGGTTGGCTAATGTCATCCCGGCAGGCAAAGTACGACTGACGTCCAAGAACCCTCTCGGCGTGGGCGCTGAGGGTGCCGTATTCCCCTCATTCACTGGAGGCGTTGGGCCTACGGCAACCAAGACTTTCTTCAAGAGTCCGTTATCTTCGGAGTTTACTAGCCCTAACGTACTCGGTCCTGGCAAAGTTACTAGCATGCTGAGTGACGTTGATATCCCCACGCGGGTTAACATCATGAAGAGTAATCCGGACATCTTTCCCAAGGTGTTCGCGCAGCATCCAACCGGCTACACTGTAGAGCGATTGCAGGAAGGTATATCTTCTTCCGCTCTGCGTGCACGAATGCGCAGTTTAGTGCAGGCGTCGAAGAATTTGCAAAAACTTGAAACCACTCCGTATCGGACGGAGCAGCGCGGCTACTTAAATGACGAGATACGGAATCTTTGGCGTACCGGTAGGCCGGAGGCTAAAAGTGTAGAACCTTTACGTTCGCTCCTCAATTCCAAGAAAAACACCCGAGGCGAATTGGTCGCTAAAACCGATACTGAGAGGTATAAGATTAGGGATTTTAATTTAGACACTAGGCGCCCACACAATGTAATGTGGACTGCAGAAGGTCGCCCAGTAATTAGCGACCCCATGCCTTTCAAGTTTCAACCTCTTGAAAAACTAAGGGGAGAGCACAAAGCCACAACGGAAGGAAGGAATCCTATCGATTATTTACGGCGTCTATTGGCAAACCTCTAAATCGCCCCACATCCCACAATGACCCGGGAAGACATATATAACATTATTACGAAGAATGCTGCGGTATCACCTGTCGTAAATGCATTACGTAAAACAGTACCCGAGGTGCAACCTCGCAAGGATCCTGACGACGATGGGGAAGAATACGCCCCCGTAGGTGTGGACGGGTTACTGGCTGCGACGGAGAAGCTTCTTGCTGTCAATAGAGGCTTAGAGCCTACGGACGAACGTGACAGCTTGGTATTCAAAAGATTTCATACCACGGATAAGCTTTTGGCGGAGCGCGTAAAGCTCGATGCTGACAAGACTCGCCAAAAGCTCATGTACATGTCGGCTAAACGCAAAAACCTAAAAATGTTGCATCCATTCATGTTTGATGGGTACGCAAATGGTATGCTTCTGGGTAATCCCCTCAGTGCGCCTTTGGAGGAGATAAACCCTCTACATTTAATGGAGCAGTCCAGGAGAGCGACCCAGATGGGACCAGGGGGTATTGGTAGTGACCAGGCAATTACTGAAGATATGCAGGCCATTCATGGATCTCAGTTCGGATTCTTGTCTACGCTTGAAGGTCCAGAATCGGAAAAGATCGGTATCGACACGCGGATGGCGTGGGGAACTAAGATCGGTTCTGACGGGAAACTATACCAACTTTTCCGTCAAAGAAGTACCGGCAAATTAAAGTACATGAGCCCAGAAGATCTGGATGGAAAGACTTTGAAATTGCCTGATTAAAAATTGTTTGCCTTTTCCTGCAGGTTCCTTTAAGTTGAGTTATCACCGCACGAACAGTTTAAATATAATGACTATTAAAAACATTTCTGGAAAAACCCTTACACTTAGTTTTGGGCGCTACACGCACACTGTTGCGTCGAATGGGACGCTGACTTTAGCGGAAGATCCTAAGACCATTGCTAATGTTTCGGATTATTTTTCTCGTGGGCTTATCCAGGTCGTGAAAGGTCCTGCGATTTCGGATTTGGGTACTGCCGCGGTGACTCCAAGTCATATTCTTGTCCACGTCAAGGCTGCTGGTACTGACGGCGACTATATCACCTTCACTCTCCCTGGAAAATCTCCTCAAATATTTGAGCTGAATAGCAACGGGGCGCTCACGATTGCAGATGCAACTTCTGTGACTATCGGAGCTAACGCTGGCGCTACGGCCGCCAACCTCAAAACAGCTTTTAACGCTAACACCGTGCTTACTGCCGCGGGGTTTGAAGCTGATGAAGTTGTCAACCACACAACTGGTACGGTTGAGTCCTGGGTACTCGTAAAGGCGACTGGAAACGTAGCGGCTACTGCTGTTACCGTTGAATCTTCTGTCACCGCGCGCTTCGCGGTCAGCACGGTCGCGGCAAACACCAACGAAACGCTCGGGCAGCAGATTATTTATGTTCCTGCCGTGAATGGTACTACTCTGGTAGTGAAGACCGGATTTACTACGATCGTGCACTATACTGCGATTACTCTGAACGCTGATGGTACTACTCTTAGTTATGACGGTACGAAGACCGTCACGGGCGGGTGCATTTTCTTTGATGACAACAATAGTACGGATCTTGCGTCGACTTCGCAGGTTATTGTCATCGCTTACGGGCGTTAATGTTTAGATTGTAACCAACCACTATAATCATTTATGAATCCCCAAGAAGAACAATTAAAGCAAGCTTACGCGCTTATCTCCGCGGCTAGACAGCACGGATTTATCACCCACCTCCACGCGATGGGTAAGTCCGCCAACGAAATCGCGCATCTGCACGATCGTTACGTACAGGACTCGGTAGCTCGTGATCAATACCTCCACGGGCTTCGTGAAGCCATTAGTGGCGGTGAATAATTGATTCAAAATTATCTTGTGCGTTTAACGCATGCGATTAACCTCAGGTAACCCTGAGGTTATTTTGCGTATGTATGTTGATAATCCAAAAGACCGTGCCGTGACTTGTTTTCTGGCGGTACTGTTTGAGTATAAAGCCAAAAATAAACTGTCGATCAATGGTTTAGCTAAGCGCCTTCAAATGTCCGAAGGGACATTGCGCCAATGGAAGTCGAAGAAATTTCAACCTACGTATCGCAGCATGGAGCGCTGCGCCAGGCGGATAGGTAAAAATCTACCGGACATAGTGGGTGACCCTGATTTTCTTAAACGCCCAGAATCGCACGCCAAGAGGCCTACTTACGATAGGCTTCGGAGCAAATACCAAGAGTATTCCAAAGTGCACGATTTTATCCGCGCGGACACTGTACTGGAGTCACTGGTTAGTTTGTTCTTCCACCACCTGCACGAGCTAGGACTCCCCGTACGGCTTGTATTCGATGGTACGGCTTATCAAGTAAACCACGTCATTCACGTAGAAGTAGGAAGTATCGAACTGGGATGTTTCAACTATGCAGCCAGGCTTTGGGGTTATGACAACAAGATACAGGCCGCAGCCCTGCGTTACATGCCCGGTAACTATTCCCAGGACAATAGTATTTTGTATCAAGGTGCTTTCTCCAAGGGATTCACAAAAAACTTTCTTGCAGACTGTATGGAGGAGAAAAATAAATATGCTGCCGGACTCAAAGTGGTTGCCCGCCCACCAAGACTGGACCAGGCTGAAATTATTCCTGTCGAGATACGGTGATTGGTAAAATAAATATCTTAATATCAGAATGTTAAATTCTCAGTCTATAGATCCTCGTACGGACAATGCACCACAAATGGTACGTGTACGTGAACAACAGAAATTAAAACTTATGACGACTGATGCGGATGACGCTGCGCTACCTCCCGACACAGATTTAAGTGATGTCGAGCGTGTGCAGCATTTACCCAAATCTATACCCAACGCAGCGTTCACCTCGACTAGTAAGGATCCGTTGGAGATATTTTCCAGTCTACTCAAAGAGTATGGAGAGCATAAAGATGTCAGGGTAAGGACGTCGATAGGTGTTATTACACTCAAAGCGCTACATGTATCCATCAACCCTACAGGCGTAGGACTCATCTTGTCGAAAGATGATACGCAGATTGAACCTGCTTTCGGTACAGAGCTGACACTGGAAATCGAGAAGCAAACACTAGAAGTGATTTACGGGGGTGGTCTCTTTACCTTTAAGCAAATACCTGTTACATTCCTTTCGTTCTTCCGTGTCAATACCCCGGAAGAAAAAACTCCTGCGTAAAAAACATATGGAAAAGAATGCCCGCGTAGAAATAGGACGTACCCCCTCGATTCATTCTGGACGACCTTCAGATGTCGAGCACGAAGGTGAAACTGTGTGCAAAGATGAGTTACGTAAGAAAGCTTCTTTGTCCGAAACCGATTCTGATTTGTTTTTAGTAAAACCTACCACTTCCCAATCCGATGATTTACGGGAGTGGGCAGGCCTTGATTGATATACCCTAAATAATATGGCAGCCAACGGCGATTATCTGGCCCCTTTCACAAACGGAACAACGGGAAAGCAATTTAGCGATCCCTTCATGTTGCCGTCTAATGCTTCGTTTCCAACTGAGTTGGAGACTGCTTTGGATTTCTGTTTATACCTTTATTACATGAACCCTCAGTATCGGAGGGCTTCCATACGAGTGGTCAGCCACTTCGTTACTGACGTTAACTTCACTGGCGAAGCCGGGGACGAACGTGAGCGGGACGAGTTGAGAAAATTCTTAGCTACCGATCTGGACCTCTGGGGTACGATGTTGGAGCTGGGAGAAGAGTGGGCGGCTTACGGTAATGGATTCGTACGCCTGGATTTTCCCTTCAACCGCTTTTTACGCGACCCCCGAGGTAAGTACAAAGAATATGATTTGAGCATGTTCCCTACCTCCAAGGTCAAGTACCACTGGAAGGAGATGGTGTACGAGGTTCCAGACCCCATGCATACTCCGAATGGTGGCAGTGCCCAAAAGACGATTAAACTGAAGTTTATCGATCGTCCAGTTAAGGACATGTCCAAGATTAGATTCCACAAGCTGGATCCCAGATACGTTACTCTCCAGCATTCTTGGACTAGTAAGCGTACGCAAGTCATTTGGCGCTTTGAGCCCGAGCTGGCTAAGGCTGTAAAAGACGGCACGCTATATCAAGTCAATGATCTTCCGATGCCTATGCTTCAAGCTATTGCGGAAGACAAAGACTTCCTGTTTAAGGAGCATCAGATTTTCCATCTCAAGGCGCCCACTATTTCAGGTATATCGAATTACGGTTGGGGGCTTCCGGAGATCATCGCTAATTACAGATCCATACACCAATTGCAAGTTTACAAGAAAATCGACGAAGTGGTGGGCATGGACTACATGCTTCCTTTCCGTATTTTCTCTCCACAGGTGAGTGGTAATGTGCAAGATGCGACCATTCAAACCTTGTTCGGACCTTACCGGGCAGAGATGAGTCGGATGATCAAGGAGCGCAGGAAGGATCCCTTCTCAATGTACGCCCTGCCCTTCCCGGTTACTTATCAAGAGGTGGGATCACAAGGCAAATCCTTGACGCCTAAGGATTTGATGGAGTTCCAAGTGAATGATCTCCTGGACTCCATGGGTTACCCAGCGGAGCTTTTCCGTGGGTCCCTGCAAGTACAGCAGGTGCCTACGGCTCTTCGTCTGTTCGAGAATAGCTTTCACTTCCTACATCGTGGATTCGACCGTCTACTGAAGTGGACCACAGAGCGTGTTCTGGACTATATGGGACGTGAGCAAATTGGTGTGAGCCTTCAGCTTCCCAGAATGGCTGATGATCTTGAGAAGAGAAGCATTTACATGCAACTTGCGGCTGGGGCCGAAATCCCGCGACAAGTGGCGTACCGCCCTCTGGGCATCGACGACCCTGTCGAAGCTGCACGTCAACGCGCACAGGAAGATGCGGAGATCCAGAAAGAGGTTTCCAAAATTCAGCAGCAAGCCCAGAAGGAAATGCAGGAAGGTTCTATGGAGGGCGTTATTGCGGCACAACAAGCAGGTGGCGGTGGTGCTCCTGGTGGGGGTGGCGGTCCTGTCGGCAGCGGAAACCCTGTACGACTTCAGGAGGAAGCAATGTCTATTGCTCAAGAACTTATCGCTGCTGCGGATCCACAGGTAACTCGCCAAAAGCTAGCGGAGTTGGCAGTGAATCCAAATATGGAAGCTCTGGTGCGGAAATTCATGGAGGACATTCGCAGAGATGCGGCATCCCAAGGCCGCGCTTCGGCACCTCAAATGGTGCAAGGGTAATAAACTTGGTTTTCGAAGAATTCGCTGTATACTTTCTAATGCAAATTCGAAGCGAAGCTCTTAGGAAAGCCTATGTTAGCGTAAAGGCCGCTGCAGTGGCCCGGACAATTCGACAAGTAGCTAAGACAACTCGCATGTCTGGGGGCAGCACACCGCACCCCACGCAAGATAACATCAGGGGCATTCCCAACTCCCCGCGCAACTCCGACGAAACGGACCCGCAACGCCCCACGCAGCACTTGTTACCCACAGACCCGGAATTTAATACGGACCAGATTATTACAGGTAATGGTTATGGTCCTTCATTGGAACGTAAACGGCAGTATCTTTGATGAAAGGTCTACACAAGCAAGCTGAAATTTCTCAAACGGCGACCGCGGTGGGCGCTTTGGCTCTACCGCTAGTAGCGGACTCTGTCTTGTCTGCGGCTATGGGCCCTGGTGCCTATACGAAAGTAAAAGATCCTCATTCTTCCTTGAAAAGGGAGACACTGATGTACACCCCTGTAGCGGAGGCTACAGAACGTGTGCGGCAAGGTAAAGGATCTATGCTTGACCACATGCAGGCATATCGGCACCCGCTGCAGCCCCAAGCTAATCCAGCATATGCCATAGGGAACAAACTCGGCCCAGGTATTTTGTCCGGGGTTTCCAAGGCTTCGGATTTTTTATGGGGGCAAGGTTATGGGCAGAGTGGTGCTGCTGGAGCGGCTACGGGTACAGTCGCTGGTTTGCTGTTGAATGCCGTGCTTCGAGCGCAAGGCAAGTCGGAAATGCCCTACTGGCAATCAGCACTGCTTGGGGCTGGGATTGGGGGTGCTGCAGGTTTGGGGGGTTCACATCACCGCCAGTATTATCAAAATAAGTTCCCCAAATACGCTCCCGAAAGTAACCCGACCTTACCGGTACAAGCTCCGATCGGTGCGCCGTCTGCGGATACCCCCAGATACTTACCCGGCAGTGGTGCAGAATTCAGTTCTCCCCAACAAACATCTACTCAAGGGGCACAGCCTAAGTTTTTAGGCATCCCTGCAGGGGATCTCATTGAGAAGCTGCGTTCTTTGCGTGACAAATTTCAGCCGCCGCCTCCCTCCCAACTGCAAAAAGCTTCTGCTTGGCGTAGTCCTGAAATGAATACGCAAGCAGCGCAAGCTTCTGTACGCTCTCTGATGTCTATGCTCCAAGCTGCGCCTGGGTTGTCGTTCAATCAGCGGGCACAGTTAATGTCAGGGGTAAGTTCTCTTGACGCAAATTCTGCCCGCGAGCTTCAACGCCTCGTTTCAATGTCCGGTGGTGCGGCTATTGGTGTAATCGTCGCAAGGTTCCTGATGGGTAAAGGACTAGGCGCCACGGTTCTCGGGGCTATGCTAGGCGGTGTTATGGGTAATGCTTTATTTGGAAATTCCCAACCTCGCACCTCTACAGGAAGGCCCTCTATGTCTGGGATTGATTTTAGTGGGAGAAGGTTTTAACTTATAGCTCAATGGAAACTCACTCATATCGTTTAGGGATGGCTGTCGCCGCTGCTGTGTCGGGTTGCGATCCGGAGGAAGTGCTGTATAAAAAAGCTACTACGGAAACAATCTCAAACCACCAGCTACCTGGTTACGGTGCGGTGCAGCGTATGATGTGTAAGTATGCCGCTGATGCTTACCGTAACTCGGGGAATATGGATAAATTGGCATTCCATGTATACTCGGAGCTTGCTGAAGCAAATCCGTGGTGGCCGACACTTGATAACTATTACGATGCTGCAGTTTCGGCTGTCGGCAAAGTGCATCAAACCATACGTAAGGAAGCAATGGTCACTGATAACGATCTTCGTTTTGAAAAATCTGCGATGGGTCCTGCTACGGCGACTGCATCTGCGCTGTTTAACTTAACACCTCAGGCAATAAAATCGATTCTTGCTTTAGGGGCGGCTACCGGAGTGGGCGGTGGGGCCTTGACTTGGCTGGCTAACCGCAGTATTGCTGAAGATGAGCCTAAGCTGGAAGCAATGAGGCAAAAGGTAGATTATTACAACCAGCTGACGGATGAAATTGAAGCCCAGCTTGCAGCGAAAAAAAGCCCTGTTTCAGAAAAAGAGCTGTCGCGCATTACCAGGGATATTATTTGAATTAGAATGTTATTTTTTTACCCTGTAATATGAATGCTGTTTTGACGCCAGAAGAGTTAGAAGAAATTGATACGCATTTTGATTTGGGAGGGGGCGTAGCAAAAGATCCTTCCGCGTTGCACTTCGGACAGGTTGTTCCTGAAGAGTTGTTGCCGCAAGAGGAGCCTTCTTTAGAATACGAATACACCCCAGAGAGCAAAGCCTCACGCGACCCTGCGCGTCCGTACGACTTCTTCCTGGGGGAGGGAAATCAGAAGGAGTATTCGGACGATCCGTCTTACGCGGACCAATATACGAGATATCCTGAGACCGTAAGGAAGGTAGGGCCCTTAATGGAGGTATTCGACCTCGCCAGCCCGGACAGTGTACTTGAGCTAAATAAGCTTATGGCCGGAGCACAGTCACATCATGCTCCCAGGTCTATGGTATTGATCCTGGACAAGCAATGGAGTGAAAAGACTGCAAATTGGAAAATTCTAGCACAAGTATACAAATTCAAGTATCTTAAGATCGTAGAAAAGAACTAACCACACCAACATGGATCCTAGAGATAAACAAAAAATCGTCAAGCTTCTCACGGGCGGAGCTGCCGCAGGTACTTCTGTGGGGCTTTCAATCGCCTTGGCCAATTTTTTGAATTCTCTTTCCAAGGAGACTAAAACTCAAACTGGCGCGGACGACGATGTTTTGTATATCGATTTGCCCGCCGACGGTACCGCGAAAAAGGCTACTGCGGCGACTGCGGTTGGCTTGACTGGGGCGGTACTTACAGGCTTAGGCTCGCTTGCCTTGGTACGGGAGATTCAACAGCGTATCAAGCAGCGTGAGCTGCAACAGCGACTGGATAATGCGCAAGTCGCATACACTAAAAGAATCCTAGAGGAGGCAGAGGCGCAGAAAACGAAAAAAGCCTCCGATGCCCCGGGTGCACCTATATATCCTGGCGATGCTACATTGGCTACGCCGATAGCTGGTTTATTGCTTACGATGCTCGCCAGTGGTGCGCTTACGTACAAGGGACTTAACAAATATTTTCCAGGTGCCAAACCACCAAAGTCCATTGGTCCTAAGCGTGTAGTTGTTCGTCGAAAAGCAACCGAAAATCCCGAAGAAGATACTGAGGAGAGTATGTCCGAAGACGATATGTACAAGGCTTCCAGCATGGACGACGACGCGCTGGAATCTTTGGTGAAAATTGCCATGAGCAATTCTTCTGCACATTCGGATTTGCGCGACATCGTTCATGCAGTCGCCCAGGGTAGGCATCAGGAAATTTGCGAGCATGGTCTGAGTCTGGGGGTCGAGAGCATGTTTGACGTAGTCAAGTCTGCTTCCTCTAAGGTTACGGATGCTTCTCGTATACAAATGGCGGTCACGCGTTGCGTGAAGTCTGCCTATCTGCGTCCCATTGTTGAAACATTGGCCTGCGCTGAGTTTTATGATATGGCGCCTGCTAGCGTGAAGCTGGCTTCTAGCTTTAGCGAAGAATCCAGGGACGCGTTGGTAAAGATTGCCGCTATTCTCGGCACGAGCGACCGTTATAGTTTTTGGTCCGAAAAATTAGGGGACGAGGAATTTTCCAAAGTGGCATCGATGGCTTTACCGGCCGCCGAGGATCCTGAGCTGGCATCGCTGCTGGATGAGGCTTTATTTGAAGAAGATCCTACGCAAACTCCTATCAACATAGAGACCGAATCTGACATGTCTGAATCCCAATCAGACGCAGACGAGGATTATGAGGAGCAAGCTGAGGATGCTCGGGCAGACGAGCGTGAGGCCGAAGACGAAGATGCTGTAGATTCTTTGATGGGTAGTATCGCCGGAGGCGAAGGGCAATGGGCAGAAAACAAGCCAGAAGACTTAGAGTAAAACTCTCGGATCTTTCCTCCGAGGCTATCGAGCAGATCACTGATAAAGATTTGCTGGAAGATGCCGTGTCGAAACATGGGAGGATAAAAGTGTCGAAGGCTTCCGAGCGTACGGTGGGAGGTATTGTTTTCGCCTCAAAACTTGAGGCAAAGTTCTACACGATCTTAAAACAAAACATTCCCGAAGGACATCTACACCTTCAACCTGAGTTCCAGTTACAGGAAGGATTTCGTGATGTGGATGGGGCGGCAATTCGTTCCATAACTTACAAATCAGATTTCTTACTGGGACCAGAAAGAAAAAATGCCACAGATCCCGTACATCCCGGCAATGTGGTCATTGACGCCAAGGGCCATCTGACTGATGTGTTCCGAATTAAGGCTAAAATGTTTTCTTATAAGTACAGAACCCGCCTGGTGTTGGTCAAAAATATCAAGACACTCCAGCAGGTTATGGACGAATATTTGAATAAAATACACCGTAAATAATATCTGTTTATGGCCAAGTTACCACCGCATGTGGTCAGCATGATGGTGTATTGTCATCGCTGCAAAACTACACAACATGTGTTGCAGCCTGAAAAAAAGTTAGCTTATTGCCTAGAGCCTGCTAACGAAGATATCAATGACATGCAATTGAAACTATCGTTTCAATGCCCCGCATGTCAGACCAAATTAAAAATTGTTTTATGCGAATCGAATCCGAATACGAGAAAATGACAGTTTATACATGTGCAAACTGCGGCTTCACGGGAGCGCGCAATGTCTTTAACGATATTCGTGACGCCTATCTCAGGTTTGAGCCTGGCGACACCTACACCGATGCTGAGTGTATGACGTGCGGTGCGATGGCTTTCCCGAGATGGGTAGACATCCCTAAAGCGGAGAGTGCTACACCTACGCCTGATTGATAATGATACATTTAGATGAAATAAAAAACACAGTTAACCAAGCTTACAGCGAGCGTAAATGTTTGCGTATAGAAGGTTACACGTCTACGGACGGCAATATTTCTGACATGGTGGTGGAGTTCCTAGGACCCGATGGCTACAACGGAGTTCTAGAAAAATCTTTGAAGCTTATTCAAGATGGTGAAATATCCTTGGAAAATCCCGACGGCGTTTTGGTCGGCGCTCAAGCGGCAGCGGCGCTGGCTGTAAGTTGGGCGAAATCGTTGTCCGGCTTACAGAAAGAGCGACAGTTCAAGGATACCTTGAACTACGAAGAATTGGTTAAACAAGGTTATACCGTGAATGAGTCCGGCTGTGTAGTGATCAAGCACGTTTCTGTTGTACAAAGCAGCAACGTACATTCTGTAGCTCGTAAGGAGAGTGCAACCCCTCTGGTACGTGCTAAAAAAATCATCACCGACCAAACTCCCATGGGTAAGTATCGCGGGCAGCTCAACCTGTCCCCGGATAAGATTTCCGGGCTGTCGGTTGTTTAATTGTTGCACTTGCGCAATATACGCAAAGAAATACAATGTCCCCAATCAAACCAATACTAGTTCATGGGTGCTATATTTAACGCGGTGAAGTTCGAGACTTCAGACAAGAAAGAAGTGCAAGCGCAGTGGAACGAGATGACGTCAAAGTCATTACTCGAAGATGGCTATTCTTACTCTGGTGAGATCGGTATGCTTGCGGGCGAGATCTCCTGGAAAGATGTCAAAAAATCTAGCGCCGAGCTTGCAGAAGAATATGTAGAGGAGCACCACGATAAGTGGGAATTCGCTCTTGCGGCGTCGTTTAAAGACGGACAGACTAAGGGCTGGGTCGTCGGCGGTTGGTGTTCGTCATGACTAAAAATTACTGCGACAAAAACGGAAACGATAATTGCCTGTACGATATAGAGTGCCCCGTGTGCGCGCACTATTCTGAGTTCAAAATTGAGATTCGCGCAATGGTGCGTATCACAGACGAAGGAACATCTGACATGTATGATTCTGATTGGACCGATGAAAGTTTCATCCTGTGCACTAACTGTAACTATCATGGTGCCGTCAGAGAGTTCCGTATTAAAAGTTAACAACCAAAAACAAATCTATGTATAAACCTAGTTTTATCGTGTTCGAAGGGCCGGATGGGGCTGGCAAGACAACTCTCACCACGCGTATTGCTTCTTGGCTGAACGAGGAGTTAAAGATTCCAACTAACCCCACCCACAATCCCGGAGGTACTCCTTTTGCGGACGCCTTGCGTTCCTTAGTGTTCTCTGGAATTGTTGAGAGTAAGCAGGCCGAGCTCCTTGGGTTCTTGGCAGCAGAAGTTGACTGTTTCGAAGCCATTATTCTCCCATCTTTCGCAAGAAACATTAATGTAATCGCGGATCGGTGGCTGATGAGTGCGCGTGTCTACCAATCGTTTATGGCTAATCGTCCTCCAGATGCGATTGAGAAGCTTATACAGGCGGCGTTACCTCACCCTTCCGCTACGCCTAACTTTTATGTCGTACTGAATGCTAAGCCTGAGGTGTTGATGGAGCGTGCACTAGCTGCCCAGCAAGACGAATCAGCGGAAAGCGACGAGGCGTCAAAATTAGCCGCGGAAGGGCAACTGAATTATTTCAAGGGACTGCACGAGGCGTACGCTCGTCCTATGGTTTTCTCCGACGGTGTACCTTGCTTGCAGGTGGATACGACGGATCAGACAGCAGACGAGGTGTATGACTCCATTCGTGAAATAATCATGAAAAGTGTGTTACATACTTAAGTATGGGAGTCCATGCTATTTGATGAGTGAAGAACAAATGCAGAAATTATTTGCAGCCCTTTTGGGTATGACAAATTCTTCTTCCGTGCCGGAAGAAATGGAACAATATGTAAACCAGCTGGAAGCCGCCATGAATAGTTTTTCGGAACTAGCCTTCAGGGCGGGTGTGACGGCAGTGGCGCTGAACTCCACAGGTGAGGTCGTCTCCAAGTTCGGAGGTGACACGGCCTACGAGGAAAAATTTCCTTGGGCAGGGAGTTACCTGAGTAACCTGTGCCCGGGTACCTTCACCGCCGTGAAGTTCGCCCCGGACACGGACAATGATGTCGCACCAGAGCAAATCCTTGTAAGGGCGACCATGGTGCGGGAGGCTGTTCCAGATATCTATCAAGGTATCTTTGGTGCGGGGAACTCACGGGATAAGCAATATGACTTCGATGTCATGGTCTTGGAGTATATGCGCGTGAAAACCGTGTTTCCTTCCCCTGTGACCGAGGCTGCGCCACATGCCCATTTCGATGCAGAGGTGCTCGTAACCCAGAAGGTTACAAGAGAGCAGTTCTTGTCGGGCCAGATCAAGGTACCAGCACTACCGACAACCGTGCTGGCGGACTCTATGGAATTCTGGGAGTCCCTGGAATTCATGGATGAGAACCCTCCTTCCGGAGGTTGAGTGAATGATTACACAAACAGACAAGCATCCCTTAGACAAGGATACACTTCAGCGCCTCGTTGCAGGGGCGCTGAAGGACACATTGAATGCACATGGCAAGGTTGACCGCTCAAACATCGGCAGCTTATCTAAACGCATTGCTGGCGCGTTACATCGCACCTTATGCACATTAGGATAGCTCGCCCTGTGCTTGGCGACTTCGATAGACCACTTGGTAACGAAGTCGCCAAGCTTTGCCCCGTCACCGGGGAGACAATATGGGCTACGCCCGAGGACGAATTGGAGAAATACCAGGAGTCCATGCTCGCTTCGGATGAGCCTGCGATGCAAATATCAATGTTTGCAGCGCATTATTATGATATCAGTCCCGACGACGCAGGATTTGGTATTTTCCAAAGACTGATCGACATAGAGGACGACATGATAGCCAACGACCCGGAGTTGTTCGAAATGCTTTGCACGGACGAGGACTATTGTTTTCGTAGCAAAGTTGCAAAGTTGATTATAAATCGCGCAAAGAAAGAAAACATACTATGAATATGATGAGATGGTTCTGCGCCCTGGCGGCGCTTGCTGCAATAGCGTATGCGGTGTACGCCGCGTATAACATTCAGGATCTGGCTGCGGCGGTAGCGATAGGCACCTCTGCGCTTTTTTTTATTTTCTTCGTTATGTCGCACCGCGCTTACGATGAAATTGAGTTACTGAAAAGCGAGTACTACCAGCGACAAGTCGATCGCTTGCTACAAATGGACAGGTGCGCTGCAGCTTTAGCGTTGCTTGTGTTACCTGAAAGGACACGAAGAATAATGCTGAGAAGTCTGCAGGATCATGGGTTCGACACGAGCTTTGCCGTCACTAGCAGACAATCTCGAAAGTTGGTCCAGTGCGTGAGCGCTATGGGAAGATTGGATGTAGCACATTTCCTGTGCACCCTATCTGACGCGGAGAGACTTCCGCTCCTGTATCGCCTACCAGAAGTAATGGGTTACCGAGGGGCAGTCCCCGAGGGGCTCATTGATTCGCTGGCCAAAATTCTACGGCATGCCCGGAACATGGATCGTGTGTTTGCAGAAGTTTATAACGTTGACTCTGTTAACGAAGCTCTACAAACGCACTTCCCTGTTTCCTGGGAAATGTTCGAGGAATTCAAAGCTAAGAAACTCCGGCAAGACCGGGACGCTAACACCCCCTTACGTCATTGTAAGTTTAAGGCATGAATAATTGGAAGTACCAAACCTTGCTCCTTGCTAGTTGCACGGGCATTCTTTTCATTTTGTTATATTTTCAAAGCCTGGTATTGGGCTTTGTGTTTTGCGCTTATGGCTTGCTGTCGCTGTTCGATGATATCGGTCAGATGATCGTCAGATCTCGCAGGGTACGTAAACTCGAACAAGAAGTGAAAAAGTATGAACAAAGCTGAAAGGCGAACTAAATTGCTCAATTACCTCCACAATTTGATGGAAGATGAGCCGCAGCGTTTTAACATTGGAACTTATATTTCGGCCGCCAGTCCGCATGACCTTGAGACTGCACGCGAAGAGTGGCCTGAGCGCCACCGCCGCGGGCGTAAGCTTGAGTGTGGTACGTCTGCCTGTTTGGTAGGCCACCTACCCGTACTGTTCCCGGATAGCTTCTTCTGGAGCAGTGGTGAAAATGTGCGTAACGCCTTGGTAAGGCTAAAGGAAAATAATGAATTTGTCTGTGAGATGGTCCTGGAGGATTTCTTCGGATCTTCTGCGGAAAATTGGAAAATGATCATTTACCCCGAGCATTACCAAAAACCGCCCACACTCCAGGATGTCCTGGACAGGATGTACGAACTGCACGAAGAGGAACTTGTTTGTAAAGACTATGAGTAAATACCCTTACAGTGTTGTAAGTACGACCCGCAAGTTGGAGTACGCCCTCAATAATGCTGTGCGGGACGATGTCTGGTACAGTGCTTGGGCGCCTTTGATAACCCGTGGAAACTCACACCTTGCGACTGGTATCTGTAATCACATTTGGGAGAATCTATATAGCCAGGTAACCGACAATATCGTGAACAACATTCGGATCTATTTCCCAAATGATGGTGTCGAGCCCCGATGAGAGATTTATCTCAAGGCACCTGCATCGAGAATAGTTCCCATATTTTGGATATAGCCCAGATCAAGGTCCGGGATCGTATGTTGTTGGAGTTATTACCAATAATCGACGGTGTTATCTGGGATAACCTACATCCTAATACCGCTCCCCACGTGTCGAGTGAAGTTTGGGAAAATGTCTTGACCAATGTTTGGGATAGTATGATAAGGCCGACGCACCTCGCAATAAAAAACGCCTTTCATAATGACAGATAGCCAGCAGCAGAGGCAGGCAGATCCAGTTATCTGGGAAGATATGTGGGAGCATGCACGCGAAGAGGAATGGAAAAATGTGCGGCGCGATATTTGGCAGCATTGCTGTAATAATATTACGTCGCCCATCTGTCATACATTTCTTGGATATTTAAGGACTCCTGTATCCGTGAGTATACGAGCTATATCTAATGCGGTACAGGACAACACTGAAACACTACGTACACATGATTACAGATGACATCATAAGTAATTCCTATGCCCTGATCGTGGAAGTTCCCGTCAGGAATTGGGAAGACACACATGTTAACGCCGTAGCCGATATTAGTGGGGAATTGATACCCTGCAGACGGGGGCCTTTATGGGCTCCTGTTATCGAGCTTGGAACAGGTCATATCCTTAATTGGAATGAATCCGCACCCACTGAGGTACGTGTTCATTATAAAGTGACCGATGAAGGAAATTATTGGTTGGCAGACCAGACACTAAACAAAATCGCCAAATGGCGGGATGAGTATGTGCCTGACCATATTCTCTGTACCGCCGATCGCGGATACGGAGACTACATCATCATGCAGATTGAAAGCGGAGGTATAATCAAGAATTGGGTACCTCCCATACTGGATGAGCAAGATTGGAACCCCTTGAAATAAAAAATGTATCAGAAACAAATAGAGCGGCTACAAAAGCTCATCAAGCATTTGGAGTATATTGCTGCTACAGAACCCAGAACCTTCAATTTGAAGCAATGGTTCGTAAGCGCAGACATGTCTTCATGTGAAGAGGCGATAGCGCAATGGGCAGAGCGATACGAGAAGCAGCAACCTTTAGGATGTGGAACATCCGCCTGCGTAGTGGGACACTTACCATTAGTCTTCCCGGAAGATTTTGAATGGGAATTACAGTCTATCCCACTTATGAGCGGAGAACAGCAAGCCTATGTTTGTGGAAAAGGGTGTGTGGCTCATGGAGATGTTACTTGCGCTACTCTGGCAGAGTACTTTGGAGGTAACTCCTCTGTTTGGGGCATGATCATCTACGAGGATGAATATGAGGAATCCCAAATGGTCTGGTATCCAGAAGGAACAATTGAAGTCCCCGTACAGGAGGTCACTAAGCGTATTAAGGATGTCCTGTTCGAAATCGAAAACACCCCAGCAGGGCGTACCCCGGACTGGACTAACCTCAACTGGAGAAGCTCCGACCGCATTGTAGAATGGACAACACCTTAATTGCTATTCTGTTTGGGCATTATTTGGGAGATTACCTCTTCCAGCCACGTCACATGGCTCGTAGGAAGATCTACAGCCCGTGGGTCTGTGTGATGCACTGTGCGATATATACGGCGTGTACAGTGCTGTCTTTGGTGCTGTGGGACGTCTGGACGCTATCTGACCTGAACACTCGCACGCAAGATATCCTTATCTTCAGCGCGTTCGTATTCGGGAGTCATTACCTGATTGATAAGACATCCTTCTTCCGCTCATGGATGAAGTTTGTCCTGGGAGAGGACTTGGCAGATTATATCAATCTGGAAACCAGGAGCAAGAAGTCAGACAGGATCAATGTTGTCAGGAATACGTTCAACACCGTTACCTACGTAGTTCTAGATAATGGCGCTCATATTTTCTTGAGCTTGTTGATGTTGGAAGTCCTGTTCGGTTAGCGGATAGCTAAAAAAACACGGTCTAATAAATAGCGCAGCATTTAAAATAATGCTGCGCTATTTTTATTTATATCCTCTGCAATTTAATTGCGAACCTTCCTACGAACTTATGGATATTATCGAGTTCGTGTATGGATGATTAATAGGAGGATATTTAAATAAAATTGACCATGTGTTTATTCATAATTCAGGCAGAATTATGAATAAATGATCGAGTGAAAACACGAGACGCATTTTTTGTCTAAGTACAACATAATAAAATACTTATGAATGATGCAGTAGAAATACGTATAGAAGATTTGATACAGAATGCGAAAATAGCCCATTCACGAGAACCTTGGGGTATTTTACATTGCGAGGAACAAGAAATCATAGCCTGGGTCCGTTCACGCCATGAAGCGCATATGACCTGGCGTTGTAAACGTTACAAGCATGGCATCCCGGGCCACGTAAAATTCAGTTCGTCTGGCCGTTCAATGCAGCAGATTAACATGCTGTACTACGGACACTATCTACCCGAAGAATGATCATCCTGGGTGAGCACTTCCGCAGCGCCATTATCCTTCACAGTATCCAAGATGGTGTCGCAAGCAATGTCTGGGACAATGTTCAATGTAATTTCCAGACCGATGCCCGGCATAATGTGACTGTCAGTATCCGGGATGATATCTGGCATAAAGTCTGGAGTAATGGCATGAGCAATGTTCGTAATGATGTTACGCGTCATGTCCTGTCCCACTTTCCAAAGAATAACAAATGAGCGCCAACGAAGTAAACGACATCATCTTCGGAAATATCTGGTACAAAATCCAGAGCGATATACACCGCAATGTTCTTAACTCTGTATATAATAATGCCCGTGATAATGTCTTGTACGCTGTTCTACACAGTGTCGCACGGGATATTCGGAATAATGTCGAGAATATTGTCCGTTATAGTGTCTCTTCACAGATTAAAAAACATACCGAATGAATGCTGAAGAAGTGAGAAAGAGCGTCTGTAGCAATGTCATGCAAAATGTCCGGAACAATGTCTTGTCTGACACCGAGTCTATTGTCTGTCACAATGTCGATAATAATAACGTACGGACCAATGTCTGGAATAATGTCCGGCATAATGTCGAGGACAATGTCTGGGGTAATGTCCGGAATAATGTCTTGG